TTTTTACAGTCAATTAATCAGTTTGATGTTGTTCGTATTGAAGTAGGAGCGGCAGCAGCAGAGGACATTGGACGTTCACGAGTTAACGTTCGTACAATTGAAGATGAAGATGATTGGATCGCACAAGGTACGACAGAACAATCATTAATCCAGTACCGTAAATTTGAACAAATAAAAATAGCGACTAACCAATATCCATTATTTAATATATTTGAAGTAGATGGAACAGGAACAAACAAAGCTGACAGAATATTCTCATTTCAAGAATCTACAGATTATCCAGTTAATTTGTATATAGGTCGACGCATCGCTGAAATTGAAGCAGGTAGAGAATATGGATTTGAACAATCTCTAATTGAAAACGATAATGATAAAATGTTTGCTTATCGTGATTATAGCCGACTTGATTTAATAGATGCCGATGATGTAAGATACTGGGTTAATCTTGAAACTAATATAATTAAGATATGGAATGGTGTTACTTGGGATGTGAGAGTATTGGCAGATGATGTTTATATCCGCCCAATAATTAGTTCTACTGAACCAGTTTCACCATATACTGAAATAGATGGTATGTTATGGTATAATACCAAGAGTGGACAACTCAAGAAACGTGATACTGTAATTACTGCTACTCATCCAGCTGAAACATGGGATATTGTAATTGCTTATGTTCAAGAAGTTGATGAAACAATGCAGACTATTTGGAAAGGTGGTCCAAACCAAGAAGAATATATTCCTGAATATGTTGATGGTGAAAGAGTTCCAACTGCCATTGGTAGTTCAGCAGGGGATTGGGAAATCCCTGACCAATTGTATTTTAATTATTCTCACGAGAATAAAAAAGAACTTACAACATCAGAGTTACTTACGCACTTCAATGGAATAATTGATGCACAAGAAGCTCCAGTTGGATTTTCAGGAGATGCACGACAAGTCTTCCATCTTTTAGAAGAAGTAAATTATGGATTGGGTGGAACGATTAAAGAATTTAACGATAGTTATGATACCTTTTTATCATCTATCTTTGTTGATAATGTTACACCACCTGCTCTTATAGAATTTGCACAAGACCAATATGAGAGTTCACTTAACTCTCTAACTGAATCATTTAGACGTGATGCGTTATCACACATGACGAACACAACTGAAAGTTATCTATTAGATATAGGTACTGCTGTTGCTGACTCCATTATTACACAATATGAATTGAATGATACAAACGCGTTAATATATGGTGATGGAATTACATATGATGTAGATACAGATACAGGGATTAAGAATTGGATTGCAACTCTTCCATATTTGAAGTTAGCATATAACCGTATTCCTGAATTGTTAGTTGATGATACTCGTGGTATTGTTGAAGTAACACACCATGATGGACACAGATCTCAACCAAGTTTTGAACCAGCAACAATAGAAAGTATTATTGCCCAAGTTATTGCAACACCTGATATAAGACAACATTCTGGTAATACTCTTGGCGTATCTTCTACTCTTTCACCACCAGATGATGTATCAGATGTGCTTACAACATTTGGTGCAACAAGACTACAAACAGGAATATATTGGTATCAGGTTGTGGGTGGAACAAGAACGTTATATAGGTTATCTGTTGTATCTACTTCTAGTAGCCAACCATTTGTAACATTGGATGATGGAACATTGTGGTATGATTATGGAACAAGTACGTTGCGTGTTAAAATGGGCACTACTTGGCCAGCTGTAACTACAGTTGGCGACGGTGTAATAACTTCTGCTTGGACGAAGATAAACATTAATGAAATTTTATCAACTATAATATATGAAGCTGAAACACGTTTATATGATGCTTGTCCTGATGTAGATGAATTGGTATTTGATTACGATTCATTAACACCAGACAATGATGAACAAGCTGTATATGATTCATACTTTGAAGAAGCATTTGCTGGATACGTTAATGAGCGTCAGATTTCAAATCCATTCAGTAATGAAGGAACGTATGATATTTCTGATCCGTTCACATGGAACTATAAAAATTCTATTGGAACTGATCCAAAAACTGATTCACTGTTAACAGTATCAGGTGGTACTTGGCAAGATCTTTATGAGAAAGTATATGGAACTCCATACCCACATCTTGAACCATGGAAAATTCAAGGGTACGATGATAAACCTACTTGGTGGGATGCCAAATATGAACAAACAGATGGAAGCAGACGTTGGGTATATATCCACGATAGCTTAACAATTGATAGTGTATCTTCTAATACAATAACAGTTACTGGTGATTGGACTAAATTATTTGTCACAGGTTATGAATTTGCTGTAACAGGATTATCAGGTTCTCCATCAGGTTGGGATAGTGGTGCAGTCGTTAGTTCTACGTATGATGTTATATCTAATACAACAGTCATAACAGTACCTACGACTCCAGTAATTGGTTCAGGAAGTCCTACAAGTTATGGTAGTATTGTTGGACCTTTAGGTATGTGGGAAAATATTCGTTTAGGATATATTCCAGCAGGTGAATTACTTCCTAATGGAGAAACCGCAATCGGTAATACGATTGGTGAAGCTACTCCATTTAGTTTCTTCTCTGTCAACGTAGATGATATCGTTTTAGATGGAACATATAGTCCAGATGACCTTCTACCTCCGTACTGGGATCACAAAACACAATACGGCGCATTATATACTGGTGTTGTACGTTCATTGATAAACAATCTTCAAACAGAAGTTATTAATACAAACTTTAATTACTCATACAACGATTCTGGACTTGAAGAATGGAGATGGAGTATATCTTCTCAATACTTATATGATAGATTATTAGTTGCATTTAGAATGCAACCAGTTAGATTTATACACAGTTCTTTCGGTACAGATTTTTATGATGTTGCTGACTTACAAGTTGATAAACGAACAGGAAAAGTTTATAGTCATAGTGATGCTATATTCCATGGTGATATTGTTGACGGTACAGTTGGTATACAAATTACTGGTATTAATCAGTGGTATGTTAATCATGGACGATTCAGTGGGTATGATATTAGCTTCTCTGATTTTAGACGTCTTTGGATAAATTGGACTGCACCATTGGGATATCAATTTGGATCATTTGTTGAAACGTCAGGTGTTGAGATTTTTAATAGGAACTTTGATGTAAACGAAAAAGACTATACTATCCGTATGAAGCGCTCACCTGGAATATTAGATTTTTGGGTTGATTCTTTTAATGTAACACTAATACAAATTCCACCTTCTCGTGTTACTTATAATACCGAGAAAGAATGGAAGTTTGAATTTACTACAGCATCGCCGACAGGTAGGTCTCTTACAGGATATGGTGTTCGTAATTATGAATTTACGTTTGAGTCTGGAACAAATGAAGGAACTATTTACCGATATACTATTGACAATGCTAATGCGGTAAATGATACTGTTACAATTAGTGGAGATAAAACTGATCTTCTAACATATAATAAACAATTTAGTATTATTGATTCCATAGGAAATGATGGAACATATACAGTAAAAAGTACGGTATATAATTTAGCAGATGATACTACTCTTGTAGGAACAAATGAAAATTTACCTGACCCTTCAGATACTGGAGCAATAGTTGTAAGTCATCGGACACTTCCTTGGGTTACAGGAGATGAAGTATATCTTTCTACATCAAGATTGTTGCCGTATGAACTTGATATTACTACAAAATATTATGTAATTAGAGATAGTGGTATAACATTTAGATTAGCAGAAACATACGATGATGCTATTAATGGTAATGCAATAGATATAGCAACTATTGGAACTGGAGTACATTATATTGGACAAGTAAAGAGTACGTTCAATGCTTTGGATGGTACTGATACATGGAGACACTATGAAATAGACACTTCAGCGACTCGTACATTTATTCCACCATTTGCTGTACAAGGAATACAAGAATCTATTGATATTATTGATGGATATGTTGCATATTCAGAAAATCAAGGATTCAGATTTAACGATAATTCAATAACAGAAACTGATAGTGTTACAAATAGATCTGTAACTTGGCAGTTAGAAATTGAACGGTTCATTGATTGGACATCTAATAATCGTTTAACCAAATACAAAGAACCAGATTTTTATCCAATCACTGTAGATGATACAACGGATACTATTAGTTTCACTGAAGAAACACCTATATGGGGTACAGGTACAAAAGTTACACTTTCTTCATTTACTGGAGTAATGCCTACACCACTATTGCGTAATATATCTTATTATATTATACGTCCATCAGCAACTGAATTTCAACTTGCTGCTACGAAGAACGAAGCAAATAATGGTACAGCTATTGATATTACAGGAATAGGTAGTGGCGATTTATTAATTCAAGAATTTGTTGATCGTGGTGTTCTTCCAACTCATGAAATCAATCCTTTTAGAAATAATGTATGGATTGAACACGAGCAAGGCATTGTTGCAAATATGATATCTGGTCCTTATAAAGATGTTCGTACTGAACAAACAGTTTATGACCAATATAGCAGACCAGTAAATTCTGATGATTTGGTTGTTCTTCGTGAGGATACTATTAGTCGTATTTCTATTCACCCTGAAATTACGAACGACAGAATTATGACATTTACCAGTACTGAAGATGAGTACACTTACTTACATATCGGCGGTGCTCACATATTCATGGATGGGTATGAACATATTGTATTGTTTAACAACTACTCAACTGAAGATGCATTGATATATGATCCGTTCTTTGGATTAAACACTGCTAAATTTAATATGCGGTTTGAGAGACAACAAGAATTTACTTTACGACCAAATGTTGGTGGTTATGCATTACATGATAACCAATTAATAAGAAACCTTGAAGCATCTGTCACTGATATGCAAAACTATTATGATACATTTAACGTATCTGAATCAAGTGACATTGCATTGTATTCTCGTGACTTATTAGGATATGATCGTTCAAATACGTACTTGGATCAAATCAATATTAATCCTAAATCTAACTTTATATTTTGGCGTGGTATGATTCAAAATAAAGGGTCGGTAAATTCTGTTAAAGCATTTATCAATTCAAGAAGATTTATTGATGCTAAGGTTGATGAATTCTGGGCATATAAGATTGCTGAATTTGGAGATGCAAGAGAGAAAGAATATCTTTCTTTGAATTTGTTTACAGTTGATTCACTTCAAACAGAACTGAAGGTAGAATTTATAACAAACATACTTGATGAACCAAAAGAAGATTTTATTGGTGTCCACTTAACAGACACAACAAGATGGTACAAACAACCTAACCAGAATCAGAAGTTAGTAAATAACACAGAAATGTATTTTGATGCTGAAATTACAACAGTAGATGAATCACCAATTATAACGAGTATATAAGATGCCAAATTATTATAAAACAGATGTACCATGTGACGGTGTTGAAATTATTTTTGATCAAGGATATGCAACAACAGGTGAAGTCCCAGTAGGTTCTCCTGCAATACTAGAAGTTCCTGAATATATAATGGGATCAAACAATATTCAGGTATTTGCAGAAATTGGATCACCATTAACATGGACTCTATTAACTGAAGCTGACTATACAGAAATATCTTCTACGACTATTACAGTTGGTGCAATTGTTGCTGGAAATGTAAAGGTTATCCGTAAACCTGGATTGTTGGTTGATGGTGTTCATTATACTCGTGTGAATTCACAGATAATGCAATTTGAAGAGGAATTTGTAGGACAGCTTTATGGTGGTTCTCCACTCATTAATAACCTTACAAAAATTTATACTCACAATCCAGCAAAATCAAAACTTAATCCAGCCAAGATAATTGATATGGAATCCAATGTAGTTGTTGCTGATGTTCCAATTTGGGATCCAGCTCGTGGCCATCATTCCCACAATGCGATTCATGTTGCTAAATTACAACGTGGTGATCCTCTCGATCCGAACGGAGAAGACCCAGCATTATATAATATGGTAGTAAATGATACTGATGTTTCTGATAAAGCTTGGAATAGTCAAGAAGTTGGAATAACATGGTTTGATAAATCAACGTTAGGATACTTACCATATTATGACGAAAATGTATATTCAAACCTTGATGATAGATTGTTCTATTGGGGCAAACTTGCACCATGGGCAAGTATTAATTTATATGAATGGACAGAATCAACTGTACCACCAGCAGAGTATGATGCTATATCAGCCGTACAAGAAGGTGATGTTACAATAGATGAAAAGATACGTGTTACTGGACAAGCTAAAGGAACACCATATACAAGAAGTCGTAATAATTTTACTTTTGATGTTACTATTGAAGCCAGTGGATATCAAACTTTTACTGTTCCAGATTTGTATGGTACAGTAAGTGAAAGTGATGCTACTGGATTAGTTAATAACTTCGTACAACAATTTACTGCTATTGGTTCAGGTTCACCTTCTGTAGATGAAGTGTTTACTTTAGATCAACCATATGCAAATGGACAAGTTCCAACTCGTATACAAGTTACACAAAATGGTATTCCAGTCGCAATAACAGAAATATCTTCTACTCAATTTTCAGTTAGTGTAGCAACAGCAACAGATGATATAATTCAAGCAACAATAACTGCTCCAAATTATACAACAGGAATTACTGTAGATGGTACATTATATAATGTTGTCATTAATGGTTCAGTTGCTCAAAACTACGGACAACTTCTTGGTCGCTTAACTGATGATCTAAGTTTATCGGGTGCAATAGTTGAACTTGATGGAAACGATATTAAAATTACTAGCCCAACAACTGGTTCATCGTCAACTGTATTAATAACAGAACCTGTTAACTTACCATTGTTTGGAAGCATTGGACCATATGGTGGTAGTCCTCTACTTACGGCAAATGATGCAGTTGATGGAATTGATAGTGAAGTTATTCCTGTAGTAGGGTATACGTTTGTACCTGGCGATGAAGTAATTGTATCGTCTGCTGGTACCCTTCCAGCACCATTGGAAGCCGGTGGAACTTACACAGTAGATCTATCTGCCTCTCCTATGTCTTTCCAGCTTAAAGACTCTACTGGTACAGAAGTTGAGTTTACAGATACTGGTACGGGTATTCATACGATCGCTGATTCTACATTCCCAACAACATGGGACAAAGAAATAGATGTACATGACTTAATTGATGTTGTATACCAACAAGGGTTACAAGATACGACAGATTCAATAAATTTACCATTATATGGAAGTCCTGCTGTACCAAAATTTGCTGATGGTGATAGTGTAGATGTTTATATTAATGAAGTATTCCAAGAAACAGTAACTGTCGCATCATCAACAGTTACTTTAACTAACTATACTTTCCAATCACAGGATACAATCCGGATCATCCGTCAAGCACATGATATCATCGCTGCTGATGAAGAATTCGATCCAGACACTACTGACGACGGAACGATTCACATTCAATACAAAAATTTGTATAATTATACTGAAGTTACAACAATAGACGAAAATGGTATTGATGAAATTAAAACATATTATTTCTGGGTTGGGAATAAGTCTGTTCGTACTATTCCGAATAGTGCTCTTTCTCTTCGTGAAGCAAAAGAACAATTAGAAGAAATTCCAACACCATATATTATTTTCCAAAATTTGGAACCACAACAAATTGCAACACCAACGTCTCCAGGGTTACCATCAAGATATAATCGAATGATATTACGTGGACATGCTGGATTAATTAATGCTGATAATCGTTATGTTCTTCGTTTCACACGAGACCTTACCTTACGTGATACTTTAGAATCACCAGAAAATGCACCAATGCAGAAAAATGTTCATACAGAGTGGGAATTATTCCGCGAAAACCAACAAAGCCATCCTCGTAGAGATTTGTGGGATAAAGTTACAGAAAGTATCGTTGGTTATCTTTTAGCAGATAGCACAGTACGTATTCCATCACGAGAACGTGAATTATATGATGATGTACACGGTACTGATACTCGTTATGGATTAGGCGATGGACAAATCTTTATTGATGGTGATTTAGCACAAGCAACGATACTAGCTGATCTTAATAATCCTGATAATGATTTCTACCCGACAGATATTGACTTATTCTTCCAGAATTATAACTTCGATACTGCAGAAAACTCCATTGCATTAATGGATAGAATATATAATAACTTTGCTTATGATCATGTGAATAGAATGTTCCATGCAGTGCTGTTAGATGCTTTTTCTAAAAAGGATAAATACCCTGAGATATTCAAAACTTCGATGATTTCATTACACGGTATTAGAATCTTGGAAACAGCGGGACTTTATGATGATTAAGGATTCTAGGGAATTAAACAATGGCTAGCCGAATAACAATTGATCCAGTACAAGGACTAGTCGATTACGTACTAGAAATTAAACCATATCACACCAAGATTGTTGAGATATTGGTTGAGCATATCCAGACAGAACCAATTGATGTAACAATTATAGAAGATCTTGATATGTGTATCAATTTGGGTATCCCTGATATTGATACTCGATTTTCTTACACAATAATTGGTGTCGATACGATAGCAAATACTTTTACTATATCTGGTGATAAGCGTCTCAATCTACACGTCGGCCAAGTTATGGAAGTCTTCCGTAGCACACTCAATGATAATAGATATACAATTACTTCATTAGAATTTGATGGAGTAAATACAGAAGTTGGTGTTTCTATTACTATCCCATCTACTACAGTTGATGGTACCATAGTTTATCGTGTTATAGAATATTGCCCAGAAGGCAATCTTTATAGTGAATACCTAGCACCAGTTTTTGAAGAAGAAGCTTGTGGTGGAGGATTCGGTGCTTTATTTGATAGCATTCCTACTACATATGAAGCTCAAGTTGGGACTGGAACTGGTAGTCCATTAATTAGTTATACAATCACTGCCAGTGGAGATCTTTCTTCTGCTTTTGTCATAGGATCACAATTTTATCTTGAATACGTTACTACCACAGAACCTGGAACAGTAGTTGAAGGAATTTATACTATTGCTAACGTATCAGTTGCTGCATCAGTAACTACGATTACAACAACTCAACCAATTCCAGCACCTACAACAATAGACATTGCTATTGTATATCCATTAGATACGCAATATGCAATTGATTCTACTAATAATGGTGGAACGACTAATACGTTTGATATACTCGGTGATTACACAGGAGTGTTTATAACTGGTTCATTGATTGAGGTTAGTCATTCATTCGGTAACGATGGTGTATTTTATGTATTGCAATCAACACTAGTTGGAGGCAACACAAGAATTGCTGTAGCTCAACATGTTCCGAATCCACTCGGAGAAGGTCAGTTAAAACTTAAGAATATTGGATTCGATGAAATTGTTCAATGTACAAATGTTCCTGAAGGTCGCATTGATGTAATGTTTGATGAACGAATCGAATTTAACACACAATTACATCCATTAGATGACATATATGCATATAACCTTGAAAATACAGATAGTACTTTATATGGTAGTGGTTCGCCATTATTAGCTATTGAACCACTTACGGTCAATCACGAAGGAACATATGGTGGTGGTTCTCCACTTGCGAATGTTGTGGTTTCATCCGTCTCTCCAGACAAATTTGAAATTTATGGTGGTAACTTTGCTTACCATTTCTTTGGCAACACAACATTCGATGGATATACTGGTGTATCGTTATCAGGCCAGTGGCAGATAACAAACTTCCCAGTTGTTGCTGTTGGGGATGGTGTTAATACGATGTCAGTTCCTGGTGATCATACATCATACTTCACACCTGGTGTATCTTTTTATGTTGATTATACATTAACAAATAAAGGTTGGTTTACTGTTGTTAGTTCTACCTATGTTGGCTCACCAGGTAATACAGTTATTACTGTTAGTGAAGAAGTTGTAAATGCAACATTTAATAATGGTGATGGTGGTTCTCCAACAACAGTTATTGAACAGAACTATTCAAAAAATCTTGGTAATATTAAAGGTGCGCTATTTGATGCTTCTACACAAACAACAATTGTTATTCCAAAAACAACTGGTGATGCATCGGTTGATAGAATTACGTATATTTGGTCAGGTCCATTACATGTTGATGTTGATTTGTTACCAACTAGTTTAATTAATCCAACCATCTCTAGTGTTGTAGATATGTCGAACGAAATCGTAGCATCAGCTAATTATCTCAACATAGTTGATGTTGATTTATCTCTTGATACATTTACAGTGCTTGGTGACCAAACAACTTTATTCCCAGATGCTAGTAAGTTTACTATCCAAGATGCATACTCAACTGGATTGTCGCCAGAGACTACAAATAATGGTACTTGGACTGTTTCTCGTGCATTCTATAATGGAGCAGGCAATGAAACTGTAACAGCTGTCGATACGGGTGCTGATACATTTACTATTGCAGGAAACTATGCTGATAAGTTTATCCCAGGATTTGCATTTATTGTTGCTGGATCAGGTTCTCCATCAAATGATGGAAGTTATGTTGTTCAAGGATCAGGTTCTCCACTAGTTGGTGCGACATATAGTTCTGGACCTAATACGACAACCATTCCTGTAACTACACAAATACCAAGTTCGTTGATTGGTGGGTTATTGACATTCGGTGGTACAGATGAAACATTAATTTACATATCTGGAAACATTATAACCGATCAACAACCATATGGAAAAATCCTAAACATAACAGGTGTATCTGCTGCACAATTGAGTGGTACAATTACTGATGATCTTAATTTTGGTTGGACTGTTACTGATTGGTTCCAGTATATGATTCTTTCTGTTGACCTTGTAGAAAATACTATCACCATCGCTGATCCTTCTAGTACTGCTGTTAGTGACTTACAGATTGGACAAGACTTTGAAATATTAGGTGGCTTTGATACAACAGGCTCACCACCAAGTGGTTCACCTGCAGGAATAACAAATAATGGAATGTACAAAATACGGATCGATGAAGATTATAGAATGTATGGTTCACCTGTCTTGTATAGAACAGAAGTTAATGATAATGGAGATAATACTGTGACATTAACAGTATATCCAAACATTACTACGGCTGTCCAACCATATGGCTGGATTGAACCAAACAACGATGCACAAGCTATTTTTGCATTTACTGATGCTATCGGTGTTAGTTGTGTTGAAGCTGTTGATGCAGCAGTAATTCAAACAGGTGGTTCAATTATAGATTCATTTGACTATCCATTCTGGGATGTTGGTTCATTCGATGAAACGTTGGGTACAGTTATTCATCTTTACAGCAATACTTTCGAGTAATTTGTAATAAACTTATAAATATTACATAAATTAAAATAGGGTAGTTTTATGATAATCAAAGAATTTCGAACAACAGACATCGTTTTGGCAGCTTGCCTCAAAGTCAATAATTTTAGCATGTCATCAATTGAGCGCACTGGAAACAAAGGAACCTTCATATTTGCAGACATAGATGATGCATTTATTGAGCAATTTGACCTCGGTAACACAAAGGTAGAGCCTGTTATGTTCAATAACGCGATCAAACAGCTTACAACTAGTGTTAGACGTATGGGGTAAAGTCATAAATACTAAAAATACTAAGAATAGCAGGAGACTATAGAATGGAACAATTTTTACCAATTAGTGTTAAGGGACACGTTAAAATCGAGAATGATTTGGGCGAAGTACTTCTTAACGAGGATAATGCGGTTCATCCACAGAATCTATCTCGTGTCATTGCGAGAGCACTTTCGGCTGAAAGCAATTACTGGATTCATAGAATCGCTTACGGTAATGGTGGTACTTCTGTTGATGCCGCTTTCTTGATAACATACAATACACCGAATGATGGACAATCACCTGATTCAAATACTTGGGATTCTCGTTTATATAACGAAACATATTCTGAAATTATCAACGACAGTGCTGGTGGTCTTTTAGGTACAGATCCAGGTTCTTCTGGTCCAAATGCTGGACAACGTTCTGGTGGTGGTGCAGATCCAACTGGTGATCCAACTACTGTTGAACACGTTTCTGGTCCTGGTGTCCGTAGTAATGAACTTGGACTCACATCTGAAATCGTTATCACATCTGTTTTAAATCCTGGTGAGCCAACCGGACAATTTTTAACTGATGATCAAACAGACACAGAGAGTGATTTCACATTTGACGAAATCGGTCTTTATACAACTGGAACACCTGCTAGTGCATCTGTTGGTTACCACAATATTGACGTTGGTAACAGAACTTCTGAAGATGATTCAGGACTTTTAGCTAATACAGCATATTCTCTTGATGTTACAATTGATGGTGGCACACTTCAACAAATTAACTTTACCACACCAGTTGCTGGTGGTTCTGGTCCAAGTAGTGAAATTCTTTACGGTGATATTTGTGAAGCTATTAATACTGGTGCCGTTGCTTGGGGAACTCCATCTTTTACTGGTGGAACATTAACCATTACTGATAATTCAGGAAGCTTCTCTTCAATTCCAATTGGTACTCAAACATTTGGCTTCTTGAAAGCTACAAGTGATACTACTGGTGCAACATCATCTGTTTTACTTGCTGCAGGTACAGGTGGTGGAGCTGACATGATTGCTTCAGTAAACACACCTACTGGTGGTGTTTTACAAACAGCTGTTGATGGTGTTGATGCTGGTATTCAAAATGACCCAGTCAATTCTACAACTGAACGTGAAAGATTGTTAACACATATCATTTTCAGCCCAGTACTTAAAAGTGCAAATAGAACATTGACGATTACATATACACTTACGGTATCTGTTGCTAGAACAGCATAATAAGTAATAATGTAGAAAAGAAATAAAAAAGGTGGCTTAAGCCACCTTTTTTATTGTTGGGATATATTACTCAGCAGGGGGTGTAGGTTCTGCAGGAGCTGCAGGAGCTGCTTTTGGAGCAGCAGGAGCACCAATCACACCAGATGTTGGTGTCATAACTTTACCAGCAGGTGTTCTAACTTTGACAAGCTGATGGAAATATGTAAGAGCATTAACACCGTTTCCAAGTGTTACATTGCTCATCAAATCCCATAACTCATATAATTCAGCGTTACGGTTTGTAACAATTTTAAATAGACGTTTCTTATCAATTTCATCAAGATTATCAAGTCGTACAAAGTACATATTTCCGAGCCCATCACGTCTCATCACAGCCACTTCTGTAAGTGTGCCATCGTTGTTTAAATCGATCCATTCAATATGTGGATATTTTGATTTTGCCATTTTTTCGTTCTCCTATTAAACGGTTATAATTTGGTTTAATAATATTTAGACTGTATTTTTGAGGGGTTACCAATTAAAATAATAGGGTAAAATTATGCACCAGCACCTCCATTATATAATGCATCAATTTCATTTTGTGTTAAGGCTCTATCAAATACTCTCATTTGATCTGCTTGTCCATCCAAATGTTCAATACCTTGCCCTATACCAGTATAGAATGATGTAGTCGTTAAATTATTAGTAAATCCAGTTCCGACTAATTCAGTGTCACCGTTTATAGAAATATAAATGTTTGTCCCTTCTCGCATTAATACAATATGCTGCCAGCTACCAGCAGTTAATCCTGTAGAGTAAACCTTTGAACCCGATGCAAGTGTGTAGAAATATGGTTTACCTGAAAATGCACTATCCCCAATTTTAAAGGCAAAATCACTTTGACCAGTCGTAGCTGTTAATAAGTGTGAATAGAATGTAAATGTATCTGGATTGTACCACATTGATATAGCAAAATCGTTAGTACCAAAAGCAGGTAATGTATGAGTAATATATGTACTCGTACTGCTAAAGTCTAATGCTTGTCCTATTAGACCTGATGTTTGTGTTGCACCTGTAATTATTGAATCGTTTCCATTTGGAGATTCATCTACAAGTGTTGATCCAGAAATATTATCCATTGTCCATCCAGCAACAAGATTTGGATGATTGAATGCAATTATATTTTCATAACCAGTAGCATCATAGTGATTGATTACTTGTGCAGGTGTTAATGCATAATCATATAAAGACATATCATCTATAACACCATTAAATGTTGCACCACTAGCAGTACTCCAAGCCAATTGACCTATCGACCAACCAGTTGTGGCAACACCTGTATATACTTCAGCTAAAGCATCGCTATTATCAAGTACTCCATTAATGTATAGATATCGGTTAATTCCATCCTCTATATAAACTAAATGGTAAATCTGACCTAAGGTCACAGACAAGTTTGAATTAAATTCATTTCCTGTTGAAGGTGATTTATTAATAGCAAATTTTCCCGTAGACTCTCTATACAAGAATGCAATACTATGTTCTCCGATAGTTTCATCTCGTTGATCATATATAAACTGACTGCTAGTTCCTGTATTGTCAGCAATTATTTTAACTATTACTTCAATTGAAAAAGTTGTTGGGTTGTCCCCTAGTGGTACACCTGTTCCATTAACAGCTCCTGAACTACCATTAAATAATATTGACTGATCATTTTCTGTTGGTATGAGACTGGTCTGTCCTACACTTACATCTCCTCCATATGTACCATTATATGTACCTATTTCATCAATAGCAACTATTCCAGAACTTTCACCCAATCTCCAATATGCAATAGGAGCATCTGCAGTAATAGCATTATAATATGGTCGTGATATTGTATAACCAGCAGCAATGTAGTGGTCGTGAATTTGAGTTAGAGATAATTGATAATCGTATATTGCAGCTTCATCTAGTATACCATCAAATTTAAGGCCTGCACCACTAGATGTTCCAGCGATCCATGCATTAGCTGCAGATGATGAACTAGAAAGTCCTACATATGAATCTGGATCACCTACTTGTATCCCATCTACATACATTGTTACTGCTGATCCACTTCCAGTAACAACAACATGATGTGGTAGATTATCTGTGACTGCTTCATCATTTGAAAAGGCAACTATTCCATAAGTACCTTCCGTTCCTTTAGCTATTAAAAAGGCAATAGCATGTGATCCCGCCCCTGTTCTATTTTCATACCATATAGTCCACCCATGTCCAGCTGATGCAAATTCAGTACCTGCAATAATCTGAACTGTATTCAGAGTATAATCAGTTAATTGTATCCATACTTCTATAGTAAATATTCCTGTCTGTTGAATAAAATCATACTTGTATCCTGTTGATACATATTGGGTAGTTCCATCAAATGCCACAGCTGTATCGGAATCAAATAAAATTAATCCAGTTTGGCCCATATTGAGTCCATCATATAATATATTGTAGTCTAATCCATTTAATGAACCCACCAAATCATTTGAATTATCTTCAAAATTATGATATGAATATAACCCACTAAGTAGGGTAGTACCTGTACCAAATGGGTGTGATATTCCATTATCACTATTATATAATTCTGCTATTTCTGGATCAGTGAGAGATCGGTTCCATATACCAAGTTCATCTATATCACCATTCCAATATGTTACAGGATTATTATAATATCCAAGACTGATTGTTTTTGTTCCCACTGCAAATGTAGATGTTGTTGCGTTACTAGCAACAAGAGTACCATTACGATATATCCTCATACCAACTCCACTCTCTGCTATAAATGTCCAATGAGCCATAACATTTAACCATCCAGCGTCAGATATTAGAATCAATCTTCCACCAACAAGAATGTCTCCCCAATCCCAAAATATTCTTCCATCACTCCAAGTGAAATGAATATTGAAGCGATTTAATGGTGTCTCATCTGGTGAAGCAAATATAATAGAACTTTTTTCAGTGTTGGTTGTGTATTTGGCCCAAAAGCTAACTGTTACATCTGTAGTTGGAAATCCTGTAACGAAACTAAAATCAATTTTTGAATCGGAACCATTGAACACAGCTCCTTTACCTATTTTACCAAAATCACCAGTGTGGTATATACCGTCAATGGTTCCAATCTCATCAACCGCTAAATGAGATGAACTTTCACCAAGCCTCCAATACGATACAGGTATATCATCGACGATGACAACATTATAATATACTGAACCTTCATCATATAACTCAATTATTTCACTTTGAGTTAATACTCTATCAAATATTCTCATTTGGTCTTGTTGACCATCAGATGCTTCTGATGGAACATTCCCACCGATGCCAGTATAGAATGATGTAGTAGTTAAATCATAAGTAAATCCAGTCCCAACTAATTCTGTTACACCATTTACAGAAATATAAATGTCTGTTCCACTTCTCATTAATACTATATGATACCAATTAGCCCCAGTTAATGAAGATGAATAGGCCAGAGTGCCCGATGGACTTGTAAAGAAGTAAGGTACCTGATTAAATCCAGTAGTACCAATCTTAAAAGCAAAATTATCTTGGTCGACCGCATCTGTTAATAAATGATTATATAATGTGAATGTATCAGGATTATACCATAATGATATTGAAAAATCATTAGTTCCAAATGCAGGTAGCGTATGAGTAATATATGTACTCGTACTGCTAAAATCTAATGCTTGGTCAATTATTCCTGAAACTGGGGTAGCTCCTGTAATTACTGAATCATATCCATTTGGTGATTCATCGATAAGTGTTGATCCAGAAATATTATCCATAGTCCATGCAGCAGTTAGATCAGGATGAGTAAACGAAGTTATGAGTTCATATGCAATTACAACAGTCCAAATAAAATCATCAGTAACGACTCCACCCCTTCCATCATTTGCAGTTACTGTAACGCTATACGGACTACTTACAGCAGCACCAGCATCAACTGTTCCTGATATTAATCCTGTATTGATATCAATCGTTACTCCTGATGGCAAACCGTCAGCACTATAAGAAATAACATTTCCATCTGGATCAGAAGCTACAGATGACAAAGAAATAACGTCTGTTTCAAAGTTTGCTTGATCAAGAATATCTTGAGCAAATACTGGAGGGAAATTTCCTGCTTGATCAACACCAATCAACGTGGTTGCTGGGCAAGCACCAGGAACAAGATTTTGATAAGTTACCCATTCACTTCCATCCCATTGTTGAATTTTTCTTTCTACAGGAGGATCGGTTGGGGTTCCATCAGCCCGTTCTGTTGAATTAATTATAATTATTGTACGTTCAGGCCCAGTGTTAATGTTTGCTATAATTGAACCATCTTGTGGTCCACCAGACCCACCAGACATAAACGTTTCTGTGAAAGTGTCTAGACAGATGCTATCCTCACCTTCTATATCGAATTCAGTATCGGCTCCACGAGTATACATTTCAATATACTGGCTATCACGATTAACAAGAAAACGTAAAGTATCTATTCCACCAACATCACACTCTAATGGTGAGCCTGCAGAAGTTTGTATAAAATCATACGTTTCTGTATCGGTAGCAGCTTCACTTAGTACAGCATAATATCTAACCGTTAAACGAAATACATCTGATCCAATATATGAAGATTGGATAGAAATATTATTCAAGAGAGGACCTTGTTCAATGCTCCTAAAATAACTCCCACCAGTGAATAGACGAGAGCGATGTTCAATAAAAACAGGTGCAGAACAGAAAGCGACAGGTGCCGCTATTGGTCTATAATCGTATGGAGGTTGGCAGCTCATTAGTTAGCGAATACGTCAGGAGAACCATTTGCTATTGGATTATCATGACAAGAACGACCACAACAATGAGTAACAATTGGATCGTCTACACGTGCCATTGGCGAATTATTAACAAATACGTTAGGAGAGCCTTCTGATATGGGAGTAGGTGGCCAGTAACATCTTCCAATCCAATGCCCGACAGTGTTATCAGGGCCAACACGAGTGACAGGCATACCATTAGAGAAAACGTTTCCGCTTCCTTGATCTATTATATCACCACATGAAACTGGGTCTGCTATACGGGCTACTGCTGGCATATCTTTATTCCTCAAATTATGTGTATATTTATAAATATTAAAGAACAAGGAGAATAGTATGGATGTAAATGGATTTAGAAAATGGTCAAATGCGGTTGCAGAAACAGTAGATGCATGGCGAATTGTTCCACGTTTAATGGTAATTGCTTATGGATTTTTAACATGGAAAACTTGGGTCTGGTATACAGGAATTGATGTCATTGTGACAAAAACCAATTGTCAATTGCTTGCCACACAAGTGGTGTGTGACATTACAGGCGTTGTTGGACCAAGTACACAACAAGCGACATTGGTTACTGCAATCGTTAGTATGGCTGCTGTTGTAATCGGTTTATATTCAAGTTCAGGTAAAGATTGGACGAAGCCACTATTACCTTGGTTCGGTAAAAAGAAAGAAAAAACTGAGGAGGAATAATTACCTACTCAGCATAGGAACATATTGGTCAAGATTCTGGGATATTTTTTTCATGTCATATTTGCCTAAAAAGCGCATGAAATGAAAATAACTAAATGTTCCAGGATCGGCCATTTCGTGGTCAATCACTTCATCCATCTGGCGGCGTATACAATTTGGTTGCGCTGTTAAATCCATTAATAATTTATTTTCAGCGAACAAATGACGAACTACGTGTTCTTTACCGTTTTGGTCTGTCCACGTATCATTCATTACATTAACACGTTCAAACGAATCTTCATAGGCTTTTAATATTTTAGTTTTGCGTATGCGAGGATATGCACTACCAACATTATCACCAGCATCACCACGAAGACATTTTTCAAACATAAACAAGTCAGCATCACCGTTCCATTCTTCAAGAGTTCTATCTTTACCAGTTGCTGGGTCAACAAGACGAACACCATCGTGACGAAGAAGTTGAATCATATCTTTATCTCCACTTACGACAATAATTTCATCATCTGGATGTTTTTGACAAAAACCAGCAATAAGGTCATCTGCTTCAAGTCCATCACCAGCTAAACATACAACGCTTGAATGAACACGCATTAACTCTTCAAATTCATGTAAATGTTGAAGAAATGCTTCAAACTTCTCTTTTTCTTTTGGTGTCATACTTTGACGACGATTGCCTTTATATGGCTTACCAGAAAGACACTCTTCGCTTGCTGTATATTCCTTTCTCCAACTACTTCTATCATAAGCCATAATTACCTTATGTGGTTGGAATGCTTTATAGTATTTGTTTAAGGTTGTTAACGCTATATGATGAGCAAGACCAGCAGTCGTTTCATCATCTTGTTGTTTATTGGCAAAGAAAGCACGATATAACAAATTACTTATATCAAAAAGAATATATTTTTTAGACGAGTCCATTATCAGCTCCATTCTTACCTTGTTGTTGTTCTATTAAGTCTCGGTATAACAATGTTATCCACTTTTGAACAACGATTTCATCATCCGCCCCTGTAATACCATTTTCACGAAGATAGTCAACGAAAGCCTCATTCCAATCCAAATCAACTTTAATGCCGTGTTTTGGGTCTTCCATAATACCTCTAATGTCAACCCAAGGTTCTTTAGCCTTTTCTTCGGCAATTTTTTCTTCTTCAGCCTTTTGCTCTTCTATTCGTTTTTGTTCAACGATACGTTCTTCTTCACGTTCTTTACGAACTTGAGCAAGAACCTCATTGCGAATTTCTTCAGCAGTTTTCCACCAACGTAACTTCATAATATTATACCTGTGGTAATACGAACAAGTTTAATCCTTGTACGGAAATACTCAATATTCCTTTTTGTCCTACCTCAAAGAAACCATCTGCATTCTGCTTAAATAATGGAAGCAATGTTTTAATTGGGTAACGATGAGCAAAATTGATATCAGTATCGTCTGTCAAATTTTCAACTTCTGTTGTGAATGTATGTGAAAAGATATCATTATTAATATCAACAATTTCAAAAGACACACCACTCTTATTACTTACTATTGTAACTATATCTGCACTCATAGCAGACTGTCCTTTTTGTAACAGTACAACTGCTTCAGCATTCAATGGGACGCGATGTTTTAATACATCATTGATTTGACGAGGTGCTTGAATAGTTGATGGATTTGCACAGCGATAGTCAATTTTTACACCCTTTGCCTTCATTGTTAATGAACGAACAAACTCACTACCCTCTGGACTATCAGATTCAATTGAAAAACCATCTTGTGTTTTTGCAATATCTAAACGAGACATGAATACCCCAATACGATTTAATCCAATTGAACCAAATGGCATATCGGGTACATTTTCATTTTGAAATAATACAACCGTTTTATCATCATCTATAGCACGAGTAAGTTCAGGTTCAATAATTACATTATCAATCCCAACCATTTGTGCTGTTTTTACTACTTTTTGAATATAAGCAATAGTATCTACGTCTACTTTCATTTTTATTATCCTTTATTATTATTTTTCTTTATTATACTAGAAGTCAAGTAAAGAATCAACTACCATGCTCTGCTTTGAGGGTACATCTTTACCGATGGCTTTTATTATATTACCAAGAGGTTTATCAACCAATCGTTCAATGTGAGCATCTTTATCAATAGGGAAATCATTCAAGAACCATTGTGGAACGATTTCTGTATCTGTTGGTAACGCAATACTTTTGAATCGTCCAACCTTTTGTTTCAAATAAAATACCTTAATTTTCATACCAGAAGAAATTGGCATACTTTCTTTGTCATCATATTCTTCAAGGCATCTATTATAATGAATACTTGCTGCAACGTGTCCTGGTAATCTTGTACCTTCACCATATACTTTCATATTTTGAGTATATTCTTCAACGCCTTTTACGCCTTTTGGTAAACCAATTGTCATTACATCTTCAGCATTTTCCAACTCGTCTTTATAATCAACAATATCTGTAGCAATTACATCCCAATCTTCACCTTTAAGGAATCGTTCAATGAAAGAATTCAACCTTTTAGATACATCAGGTGGTAATGTTGTTTTCTTTGTATCAACACCCATCACTTTTAATTTATCAACTGTTTCACCTTCATTATCAATAACGTGAAGAATGTATCGTTTCTTATCAACAAAAATACCTCTATCGGAAACTATTTCTCGTCCAGCTTTAATAATGTCATCAAAACCAGGAGTACATAAGAATGTTTCTTGCATAAATTCTTGGAATGAATCACTAACAAGTTCACCTACTCTATCAGCAATTAGAATCGCCTCTCTTGCATCTTTAGCAGATGTTGCAAAGTATGTTGAATCTGTATCACCATATACAATTGCATCACCGAATTGGTCATATTCACCTGTCATTAGTTCATTAGTTTTAGCACACTGATGAACAAGAATCATTCGTCCTGTACCAGTTGTACTTTCACCCATTCGTAAATCATAAAAACGGAAATATTGGTTATTCAACGCACCATAGAGACTATTAAGTTTAATCTTATAAACATATTGGAGTCTATCATAATATGCTGCTTTTTCTTTATCACCATCATCCAATGCTTGTGCTTTCATCTTCTGATACTCTTTACGAGTTGCATACCAGTTTTCAAGAATTGCTGGAATAATCCCTTTTGTTTCTTGATTAAATACAGTACCGTATCCGCTCATAGCCCACTTGCGTTCTTTTAATACTTCACGCCAATCATCAGCATTATACTCTTCTGTCTTTCCGTTATCGTATTCAAACATAAGAGATACCATTGACCCCTTTGCTATTTCTTCAGCAGCACGAACGTTATCTGGAAACTGTCCAATTAATGTTTCAGGACTGATATTGATTGAACGAATTGCAGATGGATATAGTGAGTTAATATCAATAGACCCAACCCATTCGTGTAGTCCAACTTTAGGTTTTAATACATATGCACCTTGTATAGAATCACTGCTTTCAGGGATTTTTACATTTGGAACTCTCATATTAAGTTCGTGGTGACAGTAGTTGTTAATAGCAAGTTCAGCTAATTTTAATGTACCACCAACGTGTTTAAATAAACCACAAGAGATATGACACATATCATTTGCAAGTGCTACGTACCCAAGACGTTCTTCAAATCCTTTTAGGATTTCTGTATCTCGGATGTTGTACCGAATAAAATGTTGGAAGTCGTTACGGTATAAGCTATGAAGAGTTCCTTCATAATGTAACTTTGGCAATTCGGGAAGAACGTCATCTGCAACGGCTTCTAATTTATATGATGAACGGCCACCCATTTCATATTTTTGAACCAAGTTAAGATAATCAATACTAATTCGGCCTTGTAGATCAAGCGTCTCCATAATCTTTCCGTATTTTTCAACTTCACGGTATTTTGGATTCCCAGCATTTGGAAATGATAACATTCTAAAATACTTTTTTCCTAACACTCGTTCAATACGTTTGGCTATGTATGGCATATCAAAGAAGTCACTATTCCAACCACACAAAACATCACTATCTTCTATTTCAGCAATAATGTATAGTAATAATTCTTTTTCATCTTTACAGAAAACAATTTCTGCTAAGTCGTGAAGTTCTTGATCAAATTGACTTGGGTCAGTCCAAGAGTCATCAGGTGGCACACAATATACAACCGTGCGATCTTGGTGTGTATGATATATCGCTATAGCGTTAATTGGAGCGTATGGATTAGCTATAGTACTGAAACCAATCTTGATATCATAATCTACTTCAATATCAAGAAACGTTATATTGAGCTTTGGGGCAGGCTTGTTGTAATAATGTTCAGATAATACTCGGATTTCAGGTAAAATATCTGATTCAAACATTTCAATGCCTGAACTTTTGAATTCGGAACGAGTATAATTAAATTCTTTGCTTGTTCTAAAGTCGTGTCTGGTTAGATTATCACCAAATATGCTACTCTCATCACCATCTTTATCTTTTGTATAGAAATAATAGGGAGCACGGTAGGTCTTTTCAATTCGTCCTTCATCCGTTCTCTCCCATACTATTACATCATCTCTATCTCGTTTAGCAGAGATGTAACTCAAGACATCACTCCAACGATTTCAGGTTCTGATACGATAACAATTTTCTGTCCATCTAAATCAACTTCAGAACCTGTACCTTTTGATACTATAATTCTATCACCAGGTTTAACAGTCATTGGACGAATAGTTCCATCTGGCAAACATGCACCTGTTCCAACAGCGATAACAGTTCCGAAATCAGGTTCCTCATCAACTCCACCAGGCACTAATATTCCACCTTCGGAAACTTCTTTAACGTCATCTCGTATAAATGCTATACGGTCGTATAGCGGGCGAATTGTACTCATAATTAAGCTGCCTCTGATGAAGATTTACCTTCCACAAGAGCTTCATAAAGAAATTCAAAGTCTTCATTTTCAGCTTGAAGGTCAGCATAATTGCGTTTGTACATTGTACGTGCAAGTTTGTTAACAATCTTTTTAGGAATATTAAATTGGTTATATGCTTCTTCAGCAATTTCTTTCATTGATTCTCTTTCATCGTCTGCTCGTTGCATACAATGTGTCATCTCTGCAAGAAATGATTTTAGTTTTTGGCGTTCGGCTGGGTCACTAGGGACATTTACGTGATCGGTCATTGGATTTTCTCCTTATTGTTATTATTTTATTTGTTTAAGCTTCAGATTATACACAAATATAATCTGAAGCACAACATTATTCTTTTGTGGGTATTGATAACCCAACACTTTTGTTAAATGGACGAACTTCTTTAATTAAACGTTGAACAATTTTGCGGTAATACTTGTGTTCTTTTGGTGCTGTCAAGTGACGAGCTCCACCAAGACCTTGATTGTACGCGACGACAGCTACTGACCAACTTTTTGCAAATCTGCGTTGATGTGCAAAGTATAATGCAGCGACCTTAATAGTGAATACATCATCTTGAATTAATTGGATAATGATTTCTTCATCACGTATTTTCTTTTCTGATTTAAATTGTGGAAAATATTTTTTGCGCAGATCGGGGTTCAGTCGTAACACTTGTCGTGCAGTACCTGCCTTAACTTGCATTACACCATACGACCTTTTCATTGTTGGTAAAACGGTATCACCAATTCGGTTACCAAGTTTACCCGCTAATGTTTCTTGCAGTAAAATAGATTGAACTGTTTCTGGATATCCTACCTCTTTACCAATATGCCAAGCAAGCGTTAAGAGATTGCGTTGTTGATGGTCATATTTTCTACCATTGACTTTTACTGGTTGAAGATTGATTTCAGTTTCAGCATCTGATTGACCAACTTCATATCCCTTTGCATTGATGGTTAGTGTAAGGTTATTTTCTTTTCTTGCACGCGCAGCTACTGCATATGGATTTTGTGCAGCCAATGCTTCTTGTCGCCTTGCTTCTGTTTCGGATTTTTTAGCATCAGCAGTAATTTTAGCAATCTCTATTTCTTTTTGTAATTCAGCTTGTTTGATTTCAATCTTAACACTTGACTCTTTCCAATCAGTCGCTACAAATCCCAGTACAATAACAGTTATGCAAATAGCAATAACCATAAATGTGTGACAAATTAATTGAATCGCTGGATAAGATTCAACGTGTTCAATGACTCGCTGCCACCATTTTCCATTTGATATGTTTTTTACTTGCTTGTGTGTCATTGTATTACTCCGTTTAATAAGAAAAAGTTACCCACATAATAGGTTATATTATACCATAGGGTAACGCAAAAGTCAACGGTTATTTGTTACGCGAATTGCTCTAACCACACGCGATAATCGCCAGGAAATGCGGTGGGGTCATATAGAAAAGGAGATTGAGCCGCAATATGGAATCGTACTTGGTACAAATCGCCAGCCAATACAGGAGTAGTGTTATTAATGAAATGAGGGTCACTTGGGAAGATAATCATTGTCCCTCTTTGTGGATTAAATCCAAATCCGTGTTGTGCAAATTCTAACTTACCACCATACGCTTCAAAATCATCATCAAAAGGAATTCGCTCTTGATAATCACTTAAAAATATGACACCAGTTAAGTCACGGTCTTTTGTACGTAACCATTGTTTACGAATATAGTTACTATTTTCACAATGCGGTTCGTATCCATTACAACCAGAAGCATACCATTCAAATACCATTTGTTCAGTACCACGATAATCTATTCTAAAGTATTCTTCAATTTCGGGAACGATTTCTTCAAGATAATTGAATACATTTAATTCAGCACGTTCGTGCATGCGGATAGTTCTTATTGGATGTTCTTCGGTGTTTGTATCAGGAACAGTTAAATCAAGCATATCAACCAAATCTTCACAAAGAAGTGGTGAGAGGAATTCTTGTTTAATAAAAAACGGAGATTTGTTGGCCATATGTGGTTCCTATGTGTTATTCTTTATTTCTATTATATTCAACAGCATCAGAAAAGCTTTGTAAGATTTCTTCCATATCCCACATCTCAATTTTTTCTTCAACTACTATATCTTTAAATTCTTCTTGAAGCATATCCCAATCAATAACTTCTTCCCCTTCTTGAATGGATGGGTCAATTAAGAATTTACCTTTCTCTAAAATATTTTGACCAATCAATAATTTGTGGTCCATATTATTTCTATCATTTAAGTTAATTAAAACATCTTGCAGAAGCTTTCCATTAATTTCAAGATTAAGAGCAATAACAGGACGATACTCTGTACCACCATCGGCAGACTTAACTGCTTGCTTATCTTGGAGCGGTAATGAAATAATATTTGGAGAAAGTACTTTTGATAAGAAACTTACAGTGTTTGTTTTTTCATTTATGTCAAATTTATCAGCGTGTAATGAACTCATAAGAGCACCAGTATCAACTTTACCTTTAAGAGTAACACTTTGTGGCATAGATGTAAACCGAACATCTACAACGTCACCAATAACATTTTGGTCGTTTGCTTCACGAACCATAACCATTCCCATTCGGCCTTTAGAAACAAATTTAACTTCAACAGGACGAATCGTAAGACGAGTCATAGCCCAAACAAAAACTAAACGGTCCTGAAAACTTGATGTATCATCAGCACTTGTATGTTTTTCATCATACTTTTCTTTATTTTCTTTATTTGGGTCAAGGCTGTAAACCAACATAGCTTTTTTGTTATCGTTGATTATATCTTCAAATTTATCAGTAGTACCGCTTGATAGTTTATACTTGATATCTTCAACAGAAAGTTCATTAGGCAAAGATTTTAATTTACCTTTTGTAAACTGTGATTTGAGGTCTTGTAGGTTGTCAAATTTCATTAAGAGTTCTCCTTCTGGAATGTATTTATACGTTCCAACAACGGTGCAATATAATCATCAATTTTGCGCCTATACACCATTGGCATCATTCCCTTCTCGACTGCAATTATTACAACAATATCTTCAATAGCCTCACCAAATAATTCATGATACATAATAGCATACGCAGTACATTGAATGAAATAATCTTCAATCATATCTGCTGTCTTGTTATTGTTGGACGTCTTAAAATCAATGATAGAAAGCGTACCGTCATATTCTCCCACGCAATCAACACGACCAGCAATCTCTAATCTATCACTATAAAGTGGTACTTCTTGAGCGCGGATATTATTGATTTTATTGAGGCGAAGCTTGATTTGATTAAACAAACGAACATTTTCAACTTTTTCACCTTTCGTGAAATTTTCTTCATTGTTTAGATATTTTTCAGCTAAAAGATGAACTACAGTCCCTCTATCAGCACATCGTTTTGTTTCTTTATCAGCTTTGGCCACACCAAGAGATTGTCGCCATGCTTCAAGATATGGTTTTGGTTTGGAGCTAAGGATTGTTGTTATGGATGGATACTTCTTGCCAGTGGGAGTCGTATAATAACGCTTCCCATTGACAATTTTAGCATCAAGTTCGTTGAATTGTGGAATGTTTGTGTGATTGAATGTCATACATATATTTATTAAGTTTTATTTAGCCGCTTATTTTGTCGCCACTGGTCGTTTACCAGATAATCTTTGGTTCATTTTTGTAACCATTTTAGAAATTGACTTTCTTTTAGCAATCGCTGTCTTACGAACCCGTATTCCTTTCTTCGTCCTTGCAACTTTTTTACCGTGACGGACTTTACGTGGGTCTTTACGTTGGCTACAAGATTGTGGAGAAGCTACTATCTTACCTTTTTTTGGTCCAGAAGTGCAACGGTATTGTCGTTTAATTACTGACCCAAAACGTTTAAACTGTCTCAGTGCAGCTTCATTGAGAGTATTACCCTCTTCATCAGTATAAATCACTTCACATTCATATAAAATTTCATCAAGAAACATTACATACCTCCCATGTCGCCACCAGAACGTAATGCTTTAAGCTTGTCTTGAAGTTCTTTGATTTTTTCGCGAATCGCTCGTTCTTGTTGAGGCTTGCTCTTCGTTTTTCTTTGTTGTAACATTGCTTCTCTCTTCTTAACAGGATCACGAAGGTCTTCAGGATTTACATCCATCGTTACAGCAGCTGGTTCATTTCCTGCAGCGGTCCCAACTTCATTTAGAAGATGATTCATAAAGGTCAATTTACCTTCTTTAACTTCTTTCTTTTCTTCAGGTTTCTTTTCATCTTCTGGCTCAGCCCCTTCTTCTTTTTCTGGTTCTTCTCTACGCTTGGATTTTGATTTATTTTTTGCAGCATCTTCTTCTGCCATATCAATAGCTTGATTAATTCGTTTGTGTGTACTCCCACTCAAATTTCTTATGTGGTTTTTCATATCTGCAAACTCACCACTATCAACTATACGTTTCATCATAAGACTAATAGTCTTTGGGGTTAGTCCCATTCCATCTTTCATAAAAGCTCGAACAAGTGCATCTATTCCACTATCGCTTCTGCTTAATCTTTCCTTCGCCATTTTAAATCCCCTTAATTTGCTTGAAGTCGTCGTCTTAATAAATCTGTTAATTCATCTACTGTTAAAGTTTCCTTACCCATTTCTTCCTCTTCTTCTGGAAGGGCTGGTTCTTCTTCGCTTACGCTATCAGATGATAAATCGTGTTTGTATTTTGCGAGTTGAGCAAGTTTCTTTGCCTCTTTATCTGCAGTAGCCTTGTCTTTGTTATATGTCTCCATATCAAGAATTTCTTCTTCCTGCTTAACTTTTTCACCGGCCGCCTTAGCAGCATATTCTGCAGACTTGGCATCTGCCTCAGCTTTCTTAGCATCTGCCTCAGCTTTCTTAGCTTCCGCATCCGCTTTCATCATATCAATAACTTGAGTTAATGCCGTCTTAGCATCTTCTTCATCACCCATTTCATCAGCGACCATTTCTTCATCACCGAGATCACCTTCTTCATCACCGAGATCACCTTCTTCATCGCCTAAACCAAGTTCATCGCCTTCACCTTCTACTTCTTGATTCTCTTCTTCGTCTTCTGGAATTGCACCCCATTCAACATCAATTATATCAAACTTATCTTTTAAATCGAATAGAACTTCAGCAATTTCAAATGTTGAATTTTCATCGTCATCGTCATCATCTTTACCTGCGAGAGCAGTTTCAAGAGCTTTTTCAAATTCTTCAGCTTGGTCAGCTTTTACATATACTTTAACCATTTCACCATTTTCATCTTCAAGACCAAATGATACGGTATCATTTTCAACAGAAGCACTTTTTTCAGCGGATTTTAATTTAGAAATAACATCTGCTGAATCAAATTTATCTTCAACACCTTCACCAACTGTCATTCGTTTGAGTAGAGAATGTTTCTTTTTCTTCTTCTTTTTATTCACTTTTACTTTTTCGGTAGGTTCAGATCCCAACGGACTACGGACTCCAGCGATATCGCCAGCACTTGTAGCACCTTCCGCAGCTTCTTCTTTGATTAATGTTCGCAATAATGACATAATTATTTTCCTATTTCAGCATCTTATGTATTTATAGTGGTAACGCATACAATGCACGAATTTCGTGTTTGGTTGTGTAATGTATTTATGGCAGACAAAAAGGAACCCAGCATCTTACGATAACTGGGTTTATTTGAGACAAAATGTGGGGATTTATAGAATTTCGGTACTATCAAGTTTGAATGTACGATATTTCACATTACTAATATCTGTATTCTTTGAATGTTCAGCCCATTTATCAAATGAAAATGTTGTTTTTGAGCAGTCTTTCACATATTGGTTATACTCTTTTAACATATCTTGTAATTGAATACGATCTTCTTCTGAAAGATCAGTCACATCAATTGCTTTTATGTTAGGTTTTGGAATGAATGTTGGAATGATGACACGTTCAGTGACTTCAAATCTGTCCATAGTTCCACTATCAGCATTTGCTTTTGTGTACCGTATGTTTTGAATTTCACCTTCTTTAAGCATCGACAATTTCACCTTCTGTAGCATCAGCTGCATCATTTGCTGCTGTCGCTTCAGCCTTTGCCGCTTCTACTGCAGCCTTTGCCACTTCTGCCGCTTCTTTCTCTCTGCGAATTGTAGTGATGATTTCACGAGAAAGGTCACGTTGTCCAGCTTGAACCAACATTAATTCAGATTTGATATCTGATTCTTTTTGACGCCACTCATTGTAAAATTCAACTAAACGTTTTACATCTTCCGACATATCGCTTACTGCATAAGGTACTTCATCAACGTTAATAATTGAAATTGCTTCTACTTTCATTCTATTCTCCTATTTTATATTTGTATTATATATGTATTCTGTATTTATGTCAACTAAATTTGCATAAGGTCAATTAACCCTTTGCCACTTGGTTGATTTAAAAAATCTTCACTACCATTTTTTGCTTTTGGGCTCTTTAAGTTTAATGGAGTTGTATGTCCTCCACCATCAGGGTCTGTAATTCTCAATGATGACCCATCCCATTTTAGATATATTGTTTTACCCACACCATCACTTGATCGTGTTTTAAGGAACATAAATGCAATTTCCCCATTTGCTCTCATCGCATCATTCATTATAATGGAAATGTATACATCTGTTGTGTTAATTTTACTTATGCCACCTGCAATGTGGCTATGGTTCAAATCTGTTTGTCCGACCGCAGTCCTATTTTGTTGAGCTGCTGTAATCATAAATGCGTTATAATCATTTGCAATATTACGTAATTGTTCTGCAGCCGCTTTATCTTTCTCGAACACATTATCAGCTGATATGAATTCATTTGTACCCATCAAGTCAAGGTAATCAACAATAATTGCATCTGGAGTATATCCATATGTTAGTTCAAATTCTTTTAAGTATGCTCTTATATCATTCGAATTGGACCCAGCGTTCATATACTTAATAGTGATTTCGCCCATATTTTGTATAGCTGATTCAACCTTTGTAGCAATTTCACTAATCTTATATTGCCACCCTGCAGCCGAAATACCTGTGACCATACTATCGTATCGTAATGATACCATCTCTTCTGATAATTCAAGCGAAATATAAAGAACATTCAATCCTTGTTGAGCGAAGTTTAATCCAAGGTTAGCCATAGCAATAGATTTACCACCACCAGAGTTAGCAGAGAATAATAACATCTGCTTACGAACGATACCACCATTTAAAAGTTCGTCAACCTCTTTCCAATTTGTAGAAGTTGTTTCTTCTGTATTTGCTAATCGTCTTAATCGCTCTTCAGGATCATCAGAATATAATAATCCCAAATCTCTATTAAGAGAAACAGTTATTGCATCTCTTATTATTTCTTCGACTTTACCATAATCTCCTTTATCAATTAAAGCAGGAGATGATAGGATTGCTTTTTCAATAGCTTTTCGTTTACAAAAAGATTCGATTTCATTTGAACAATATGAAACTTGATCTTTGGTGACTTCTTGTATTTTTAGCTCAACACCAGTCTCGCCTTCTATTTGTGATTCTGTTGGTGTTGAATTATACTCATCGTAATATTTCTTGATAAAAGAAATAGTATTACGGAGTTCGGGATCAAAATATTCAGGTTGAATGATCGAAGCACATAAAGCAAATGTGTCAGCAGATGATATCAAATATTCTGTTAATAATTTTTGTTTTTTTATATCCAATGTATTCTTCTTATTATAGTTATGGATGTAGTATACAACAAGAACGAAAAACCATCAACGGTTATACTTCTCGTATGTGAGGGAAAATGGTTTCTATTAGGTTATCATACCCAAATATTTCACTATTTGCATAATAAAATGAGAATGCAGCTTCGTTAATTCCAATTGGTGTTGGGTCAATGAATTGGTCTGTGAGCTTATCATATATTGCATACGGACTATCTGCAAGAAGTATTATCACTTCTTCTGAGGTCATAGCTCGTGCAGCAACATCTGATGATGTTTTTATATTCTTGATATACACAGAAGAACTATCAACGATTGTTCCGTCTGTTAATTCGACTTTACTAATTAAATCAAAACTTCTGACTGTGTATAATTTGCTATGGAGCAATACCTTATCAAAGTCAGACCAAGGTGAAATAATAGATGGTGTGTCATCAACTGTATATGTCAAATCGGTTACATCACCATTTGGAGTTGTAAATGAAAGTGTAACATCAATATTCGTAGAATCATCTAATGTCGCAATTGATAATCTTGAACTTGATGTAAGTTGGAATGGTTCTATACCATCAGCCACAGTCGCGACAACACGAGAGTCATCAATAATAGGTCGGGAAGACCGAGCTATACATTGTGCAACACCAGATTCAGTTCGTGAGAAGTTTAATATTAAAATATTTTCATCTTCAATCACAATTGAATCAGGTTCAATCTCCACAAGCTCAACTTCACTTCCAGATGATTGTCTTTCACCAAATACTTGAACTGAAGGATTTACGCCAAGGTTGTGTTCAACTCTCCATTGAACAGTCGCAACGGATTGTGTGTGGTTATATAATATTTTCCGTTGTGTCCAATCAGACAATCCAGAAACGGCATCTGGAAACGTTCCACGAATAAAATCTTTATGTGTAGCAATCTCAAAAAGATTACCTCGGCAACCATCAGTGATTACGCACCGCCCGACCGTCTCCAATCCTTTCAAGTTTTGGAGTATATCTATTTCACGGTCACACACATCACACTTATAAACGACAATAGCCATAATTAAACCAATGCAAGCCCTGTTGTTTGTTCAAGATATCCAGCTTCAAGTTCTTTGGCGATTTCACCATTTGGTCTACCGACGATAGCTGACTTTTCAAGTTCAAGGTCACCGTCAGGATTGCTTGCAAGTAGAGGAATAAGTGTAATACTCATTTGTCCACCAGGACCTGGACCAATTGCAACTACACGAGGTTTTACTAATGTAATGGTAGTTTCTTTTTCTTCACCAATTCTAGAAATTACTTCTTCACCAGTGATTAATTTGTATACTTGAACTTCGGACATGTTTGTCTCCTATTATTATTATATTTATTGTTAGAATCTGATTACCATAGCATACAGGTCTAATGGGATAAAAAACCCGTTTAATGCCATTAATGGCTTGTCTTTCATAGCAAACGCTGCCACCAACCAAATGATGTGTGCGATAAAAAATCCAACAAATGCCCAAGCAGATGCTGAAAAAGCTATTGAAAATGATATCATGATTGCACTAATATACATATTGATATTAGCAAACCACTTGATTCTGTTTAACCAAACAGAATCTGTTTGTAAATGGTAGAGTAAATAATCAACCGCATGAAAAAACATAACTCTTCCTTATTTTGTATAATCGTATATTATAGAGGTTTATATTAAAGATGTCAACAATTCATCATATTCGGGGAATACTGAAGCCCGAACAGCGTAATAAAATGGGATGTTGTATAAGATAATCTCTGATTCATTTTGTATACCCTCAATTAGGTTTTTTGATGTATATGTGTATTTTAACAAATCTGCAATAACTTGAACTGCTTCATCATTATTCCCACCAAGTTGTTCGAGTATAGTATCGAACGCTTGCTTATAATCTTCATTTGAATTCGCAACTTCTTTATTATAAAAGAACTTGTACCCATTTGTTGGGAACACGTAGAACATTTCATCACTCTCATTCACTTGAATATTTGCAGGAGAACTTGAAGCAAAGATGGCACGTTGGCGGAGATTTCTTATTTCATTAGTAAACGCTTGATTGAATGTTTCTATAAAATCATTCTTCTTTTTGTGGAGGCGAACTTTAACTTTATGTATATCGTTGTAGGTCATTGGAAGACTTTTAACCAATGGTAACCCTTCCGATTCAGTAATAAAATCAGAACAATATTCTACAATCACGTGAAATTCGTTAGTTGTAGTGGCTGGGTGAAGAATGTCGTTTATTAGCATATTAGTTTCCTCCTATATTTATACTACAACGATATAGGAGGAAACTATATTACTATTATACGTTATTGTGGAATGTTATTCCGTCGATTAGCCGATTAGCTTCAGCTATAACTTTTGGAACCATATAACTTGGACCAAGTTTAATTTCGTTAATAAGATAACAATAATTAACTTGATGGTTATGCAATTCAGTGCCAATAATATTTTTGGCTCCAAATTGTTGGGTAGCTTTCGAAAAAGCATGATTCAGGTATTTGATAACCTGGTCTCTATTGATTATTTTTGACTCATACGCCATTTTATTACCCTTTTCAGGTGGTTACTACATGTTACAACACAATGTCGCAACTCCAAAATTAATTATCATCTAATTGATGAAGAAAGTCAACTCTTTTTTCTAGTCCCTATTTCTCGGTGCATTTTCATTTGAGTATCAAGGGTGATATCTAAGTCTATCAATAATGCATACGCATCATCATACATTTGTCGCATTACGTCACTATCTACATGTCTCTCAAAATTCTCTACATATGTTAGTAATTGAAAATCAAGATAATTAAGAAGAGCATCCTTTTCGTTTTGAGTCATACATGTATTTAGAACTCATTGTATTTGTCCATGAAAAACTTCTTTGCACGTGACGTAACTAATTTTGCTACATCCTTCCACTCAAGGTCATTTGCCTCCACAGTATCAATTTCTTCCTTCTGTGTATCCTGACCAATCCATTTGAGATATTTGCCCATGTTTTTCATTTCAAAGTCGAGATGGTTTTCTTTCAAATGCTCAAGTCCTTGAACAAGGCGACCTTCCGTAAGAATGATATCGACACATTTTTCGATACTTTCTACTTTCTGTGGGTCAATCGTTGCAATCTTTTTACCTGATTTTTTCTTACCTGAATGCTTGTCGCCTTTAGTTTTAAACCACAATCCAGAATCATCAGGACGTTCGTCACAAGTCCAAACAATTCCTTCACCTATGCCTTTAACGCCAAATGAATATGACCAAGGACATTGGTCCTCAACTTCTTTAGTTAGTTGTTCAAGTTTTTCGATAGCATCACCAGGATTTTTGAAGTCGATGGTAATTTGATAAGTGTCAATATCTAAAATATTAAAGATGTTGAATGCATCAAGTCGCCAAAAATACTGATTGGGAACATATTCATCATTTACGTGAGCACCAAATATAACCCATTGTTTGTCTAATTCGCTAACACCAACACCACTCTGTATACCTTTACCTATCCATTCCCCATATATTGTAATATTGGCGTCAGTAATAGGAGTAATGCGGTCAAATAGTTTGTTTAGTTCATTATGAGGAATTTCTTCGACATATTTTGCAAAACCATAGTTGTCGCATGTTGGGCTGATAATCTGTTCACGAGATTGTGCTTGTATTTTTCCACTCGCAGACCTACGGATACCTGCATTCGTACCATGCAGCTTAACTGTACCTGTGAAGTGCTGAGTTGGTACTTCCGTTGGCCGATCTGTACGCTCAAAGTACAACTGTACGGATTTGACAACATGTCGAAACTGTTCAATGCTTGAGAATTTTTTCATTGTTTACCCTTGAATTCTAATATGTGTTTGTGTATAATAAGCATACTAAATTACATGGGAAAGGTCAACAAAAAATATATGTTGACTAACCCCTTTTGTTTGTTGTATATTATCTGCTCATTGATAACAATAATAAATAGGATTAACCTCATGAAAACAAGATACGCAAACGCCCACATGAGGGTCGCCCACATATATGCTGAATTGTCATATTGCAAGCGGAAACAGGTGGGCTGCGTAATCGTCAAGGACGATAGAATTATCTCGATTGGATTCAATGGAACTCCATCAGGATGGGATAATTGTTGCGAAGACAACAATAACGTCACAAAGAACGAAACATTACATGCAGAAGCAAATGCCCTTACGAAACTGGCCCGAAATCACGAGTCAGGCGAGGGAGCTATCGCTTTCATAACATGCTCTCCATGTATGGATTGTGCAAAATTAATAGCTCAATCAGGAATAAGTGAGGTCTTCTATGCCGAAGAATACAGAGGCACAGAAGGCCTTACCTTTCTACAGAATTGCAACATAGCAGTCCATAAGATGGAAGGTTAAATCTTCCGATATAAATTCCACTCAATTGTTTAAGTGCGATTGGGATAATAATAAAAATAAGAAGGAGTAAAGCAGGAATGCTTCCAAACCACGATATCGTTGTCACTAAACGTGATGGCACAACAGAAATATTTGACCTTGAAAAAGTACACAAAGTTCTTTTCTGGGCGACAGAAGGAATAAATGGAGTATCAGTCTCCGAGATTGAAATTAAGTCTCACATACAATTTTATGATAAAATAAAGACATCAGAAATACACGAAACATTAATTAAGACAGCAGCAGATTTGATTTCTGAAGAAACTCCAAATTATCAGTTCGTTGCTGCGCATCTTGTTAATATTACACTTCGTAAGCAAGTATATAATTCATTCACACCTCCACATTTATATGACCACGTTAAAAAGAACGTTGAGTTGAAGAAGTATGATTCTGAATTGCTTGCGCTTTATGATGAAGATGAGTGGGATAGATTAAACAACATTGCTAAGCATAATCGTGATAATCTTTTAACTTATGCTGCAATTGAACAATTTCGAGGAAAGTATCTTGTTCAAGATAGAACAAAGAATCAATACTTTGAAACACCACAAATGGCATATATTCTTATTGCTGCAACATTGTTTGCTAACTACCCAAAAGAAACAAGATTGCAATATGTTAAAGATTATTATGATGCTATATCAAAAGGTGCTAAATCTACAATTACATTACCAACACCAGTATTAGCAGGTATCCGTACACCAACAAGACAATTTAGTTCTTGTGTTCTAATTGAAACTGGTGACAGTCTTGATAGCATAAATGAAACAGCTTCGTCTATTGTTGATTATGCTTCACGTCGTGCAGGTATTGGAGTTAATGCTGGACGTATTCGTGCTAAGGGGTCTGCAGTAAAAGGTGGAGAAGTTTTTCATACAGGCAACATTCCATTCTACAAGTATTTGCAAGCTGCTTTAAAGAGTTGTTCACAAGGTGGTGTTCGTGGTGCATCTTCGACCGTTTACTTTCCGTTGTGGCATTTGGAAGCTGAAGACCTTGTAGTATTAAAGAATAATAAAGGAACGGATGAAACACGTGTTCGCCATATGGACTATGGTGTTCAGTTTAATGGGTACTTATACAAACGATTGATTGAAGGCAAAAACATTACATTATTCAGTCCTAATGAAGTACCAGATTTATACGAAGCATTCTTTAACGATCAAGAAAAGTTTGCTGAATTATATGAAAAATATGAACGTGCTTATAGCGTTCGTAAGAAGGTTATCCCAGCAATTGAACTTATATCAAGTGTATTGATGGAACGTAATAACACTGGCCGCATTTATATACAAAACGTTGACCATACAAATACGCACAGCTCCTTCTTAGAAGAAACAAGTCCAGTTCGTATGTCAAACTTATGTGTAGAAATTACTCTACCAACAGCTCCATTAACAAGCAAAAGTAGACTACGGGACTACATGAGTCATGTAATGCATGGAGATGCCCAAGAGTTTCAAGAAGAATATGGAGAGATTGCTTTGTGTACATTGTCTTCTATTAATATGGGAGCATTAACTTGTCCCGAAGATATGGAACGTCCTGCAGAGTTAGCTGTTCGTGCTTTAGATGAGTTACTTGATTATCAGCACTATCCGATGATTGCTGCTGAAATCCCAGCAAAGAATAGACGGTCACTTGGAGTCGGTATTAGTAACCTTGCATATTTTATTGCAAAGAATAATATGAAATACTCTGATGGGTCAGCGAATGAAATAATAAACGAATACGCTGAAGCATTTTCATATTATTTAATTAAAGCATCCAATAAATTAGCGAAAGAAAAAGGTTCTTGTACCTGGTTTTATGAAACAAAGTACGCAGAAGGTATTCTACCAGTAGATACATATAAAAAAGCTGTTGATGATATAGTAACATCTAAACTTAAAATGGATTGGAACACGTTACGTGCAAATATTTTTAAATATGGAATGCGGAACTCGACAACAATGGCACTGATGCCTGTTGAATCAAGCTCACAAATTATTAATGCTACGAATGGAATTGAACCACCCCGTAGTTGTGTGACAGTGAAGGGTTCTAAAGATGGAGCATTGTCTCAAGTTGTTCCAGAAATTCATCACTTGAAAAACAAATATGAATATCTTTGGGATATGCCGAACACTCGTGGGTACTTAGAAATCGCAGCAATCTTTCAAAAATATGTCGACCAATCAATATCAACGAATACGCATTACAATCCTGAGAACTATGAAGGTAATCAAGTACCAATGTCGGAATTGATTAAGGATTTGGTATATGCTTATAAGCTCGGACTCAAAACATTATACTATCAGAACACATATGATGGAGCAGGTGAAATTGAATTCGAAGATGAATCAGAATGTTCTGCATGTAAATTATAAGAGAGAATAATATGTCAAAAGTTTTTAATACAAATGCCACCAATCATCTAAAAGCAAAAATGTTTTTAGACCCAAATGGTGGTCCAGAGATTGCTCGATACGAGGAAGTAAAATACCCAACCTTTGAAAATTTTACTGAAAAACAGTTAAGTTTTTTCTGGCGACCAGAAGAAGTTGATTTATCAAAAGACAAGTTAGACTTTCGTGACCTCACAGAACATGAACAACATATCTTTACAAGTAATTTGTTTCGTCAGATTTTGTTAGATAGCGTTCAAGGTCGCGGACCAAATTTAATATTGTTACCAATTGCTTCTTTGCCAGAAATTGAAGCTTGGATTGAAGCTTGGGGAGCGAATGAAACTATTCATAGTCGTTCATATACTCATATCATACGAAACATTTATCCTAACCCATCAGAAATATTTAATCAGATAACTTCTATTCCAGAAATTCTTGATTGTGCTGCTGATGTATCAAAGTATTATGATGAATTACATAAGTGGAATATATTATATGCAGCAGAACAAACGGGTATAATTGCTTGTGAAAGTAACTACAACTCATATAATCATAAAAAAGCGTTATGGCTTTGCCTTAATAGTATTAACATTCTTGAAGGTATTCGTTTTTATGTTTCGTTTGCATGTAGTTGGAACTTTGCTGAACAGAAGAAGCTGGAAGGTAATGCGAAAATCATTAAATTAATTTGTCGCGATGAAAACCTTCATCTTGGTTCGACACAGTATATGCTCCGTACACTACCAAAAGATGACACAATATATGAAAAGATAAAAGAAGAAACACGAGACGAAGTTCGTCAAATGTTTATGGACGCGATACGTCAAGAAAAAGAATGGGCTAAATACCTTTTCAAAGATGGGTCAATGATTGGATTGAATGAAGAAATTCTTTGTCAGTATATTGAACACATAGGTGTTAAGCGTATGAGAACTATTGGACTTGATATTGATTTTGACTACCCAACAACAGATCCATTACCATGGACTAAAAATTGGATTAGTGGCAAAGAAGTACAAGTCGCCCCACAAGAATCAGAAATTTCAAGCTATTTGGTTTCTGATATTAACCAAGATGTTGATGCATCATCATTAAAAGATTTAGAATTATAAGGAAACAAAATGAAAATTACGATTTATGGAACCCCAGTTTGTCCTAACTGCAAAAATGTATTAGCTTTTTTGAAAGGGAATGAAGCCAAATATGAATATAAAGTTGTTGGTGAAGATGTATCAAAAGAACACCTTGAAAGTGTTGTTGGTCGCCCTGTTCGGGCAGTACCTGTGATAGTTGTCGATGGTGATGAGTTAAGTTTTGATTCACTAAGAACTAAAGTAAGCATGTCAACATGAAAGTAGAGGAGTTATTCGAAATGTATACAGCATTGGTTCTTGATTCCAAGTCACGAAGGGAGCTTCAAAAAAAGTTCCCACCAAAGTATCCAGATTTTATTGGACATCATGTCACATTGAAATTTGGTGTACCTAAAGATACACCTAAACCAAAACAACCGGCTACAATTGAAGTGGTTGGGTACAAGGATGATGGAAAAGGTGTAGAGGCACTTGTTGTTGCCGTAAATGGTAAGTCTGAACGTCCTGATGGAAGCACGTATCATATAACTTGGTCTATTGATCGTTCAGCAGGAAGAAAGCCTGTTGACTCAAATAAGATTCTAAAAGATGGATTCGATAAAGTCGAATCAACACCAATTAAAATAACTCCTGAGGTTCTAAAATGAAGTTAGATGAAATATATGAGCCGGAAGGACAAAAAGAAAAAGCTGGTCCACAAGATTATAAAATATTCTGTGACATGGATGGTGTTCTTGTTGACTTCATCAGAGGTGTTAAGGAACTTATTGATGACGACTACAGTGAAGAAGCATATGACAGAGACCCGAAAGTTAGAAAGAGAATGTGGGACGCTGTAAAAAAATATAGTAAAGGTGATGGTGACTTTTGGCTTGAGTTAGAAGAAATGCCTGATGCTCGAGTACTATGGGATTATATTAAAGTTCACGACCCAGAAATATTAACTGCAACTGGTCATTCTGTAAAAACAGCTGGTGACCAGAAAAAGGAATGGATTGTTGACCATCTTGGAAGTGATATTAAAGTAAATGTTGTTGCAGAGTCAGGAGAAAAAGGACCAAAGTTTGCTGGAGATAATCGTATACTTATTGACGATAAGAAAAAGTCAATTGACCCTTGGGTTAAAGCAGGTGGTATCGGAATATTGCACACGAGTGCAGCAAATACGATTAAACAATTAAAGGAACTTGGTATCTAAGAATGCATTAAGGTGAGCTTATCTTCTGGGAGAAGCTCACCTGTTTTAACGAGATAATTAAATAATCCTATCAAGTCATAGTTATCTTTCATTATTCCTTTTTCAAGAAGGTCTCGTCCCCAAGCTTCAAAGATGGGATCTTCTATATTATATACATCATATACTGAGCAACGCAAATCACCATAATCATATTCAAATGTGTACATAAAACTTCGACCTTCGGATATTGGAGGCTCAAGATCATTTAGTATATCAATAGAGAGAAGCATACGGTCTGCAAATTCTAGAACTTGAAACTCATGCTCAAGATTCCAGAGTGCTTCATGTACAGTTTCATACCCATTATACGAAGGTTTGCCTGTAATGTCATATGCTACTGCAACTAATTCTTGTGCATCGCTCATATTAGTGAACCCCATATTCTACAAAAGCTCTTTCACTGTCCCAGATTTTGCATTGTTCAATATAATTATCAAATGCCTCTTGTCCAACCTCATTCAGAACGATTTTGTGGACTAACTCTCTTTTAGTCATTTTTAATATTATAGAATTACTAATATCTTCATCGACGTAACGTACCTTCGCTCGTAATGTCCGAAGGTCCTTTCTGGAGAAATAGAATAACCGTTCTGGTATGCGTCGGTTAGTCACGACCAAACCCCATACTTTTCTTATCATATCCATCTTCGGATTTTAAGTTAATGTCCATCATTGTACGAAGACGCTCAACCGCACTTTCCAAAGGTACTTCAAATACTTCAACTGATATAATCAGTTCTTTGATATGTGCAAGGGAGAATTGTTTGGTTTGCTTAATCCACATTTCAAGTTCAGCTTGGTTTTCATTTCCCCCAAGTCTTTTGTTCGTCGCTTTAATGTAGACACGACGAGCATCAGTTGAAGGCATACCAATTTTTTTAACGATATCAAAACGACTTGGACGATTAGTTAATCGCTTATCAAGACGTTCAGGATAGTTAGTTGTCGCAATAAAGATAACGTTATCAATTTGTAATTCACCATCTAATAACGCAAGTAAATCTGCTTCACTGTATCGTTGAGCAATTGCGTCAATGTCTTCGAGAATGACAACGATAGGACGGTCAGGCTCTATTCGGCGCATCAATTCAAGACCACGAGCACCAAGTTCAGGATTTTGAATATAAGCGGAAAGTCCACCTCTATCAACAATCATTTTTGAAATTAATTGAACGGTAGAAGTTTTGCCACTACCTGGAGGACCCCATAACATTACACCACGTTTCCATAAGAAACCAAATTTACGGAAATGGTCTTCCTTCTTCCAAAAAGTTTCAATCCCTTCAATAACTTCCTCAGAAGCACTATCAGGAAGAATCATTAAATCATCAAGGTTAACATCTTTCTTTGAGAAAAATATTCCACGTTCTTGAGATGCATCAATTGTGTATTGACCAGGAGGAAGTGCATTAACTGCTTTCTCACATGGACTATATGCATTGCCATATACTGCCCACATTTTAGCACCCGCACTTTCAGCAATGTGTGATGCTGTTATAGCAGGTTCATCCGACCAAATTTCAACTTCCGAATCTTCCCTGTTTGGGCCCTTTTTTGCTTTTGCATTAAATTCTTGCAGGTCTTCCGTATCACTCATTATATTCACCTTTTGTATATTTTCGTAAAATTTCCCTTAACTCTTTAACGTATATTTTACGTCTTTCAGGTTCAGAAGACAACAGGGTCTTGTGCTCTTTCATCTTGATATTTGCAGCTTTTAATTTATCTTCCACCTTATTTTTCTCATCTTCAGTGAACCTATAAACAGGAAGTTCAGCAATATAATCAATATGAATAATTCCTATTTCTTTCAAAAAATCCTTAAGCTCATTTTTTGACCCTATTTTCTTAGCTGTCCCACCAACGTTACGCTTAATTGCCGTTATGATGTCTTTGTATCGTTGTATGTCAATATGAAGAAGTTCAGCAAGTCGTTCGTAACGGTCCTTGTACCATTTCAATCTCCAATCACAAAACTTACCAATTACTTCAATGTAATTGGTTGATAGAACATATTTTCCATCAAAGTCAAGAACATTCATATTTTCTGATACGCTATTAATTAAATTTAATTTTTTCAGCATTTCTTTTTTGGAGGTATTATCAATAGCACCACGTTTGAACTTAACTTCAATGTTAAATTTGTCTTTGGAGCTATCTGTAAAGTCTACAACAAAGCTACCATCATCTACCAACTTCATTAGATTGTCAGTAAACTTTTCATGTGATACACTATATGGAAGTTTTGTAATTTGTATTGTAGATGCATTAATCTTTTTGAATGCACCTTCAAATATCCATTTAACATTTCCTGTTGTTGTTTCCATCCAATCTACTGCTATGTTATCCGTAGGCATAAATGCAGTCATCATCTCTTCAAACTTTTTATTTGATAGATAAGCAATTTGTGAATTGATTATATCTTCAAGGTCACGAGGAAGAATAGTTGATGCGAAACCAACAGCAATCCCTTCGCTTGGGTTTAATAATACAATTGGGACTAATGGAAGAAAATGTTTTGGTTCTTCAAGCGTACCATCATAATTTTCACCCATTGGAATGATTTCGATATCCCTAAAGATAACATCTTTTGTAAATTTAGATACTTTAACACTTGTGTAACGAGCGGCACCATATGCAGTAGGATTTAATAGAGTACCAAAAGCACCATCTCCATTTAATAAAGGAATGTTATTTCCATAAGGAGCAGCTAACGTATTAATTGCTCCTTCGGGTGCAGCATGTGGGTGGATTGGCATTGTTGCACCAGCAAGCGTAGCACTTTTAAATTTTTGACCATTCCGAGCTGTCCATAAAACGCGACGTCCACCTGCTTTGAGTCCATCAGATATTGCTGCGATAGCTCTCATCTGTAGAACATACAGTGAATACTCTCTTCGTTCGTTATTAACGTATTGTGAACTATTCATTATTTTCCTTTTCTTTTTTCTCGTAACATATTTGTTCATGGAACCCTGAATAATATTTCTTTATTTGCTCACCACAAATCATACACTTGTGACAACAAGGGATAGGTCCGGTGTGGTCACCGTTTGCACATATGTGAAACTTTGGTGGCCATCCTTTAATTGATACCATTTAAATCTCCATACTATTTTTTCTTGTTTTGGCCATTGTCATTAATTCGTTTAAATTGATTGGTCTGTAATTATGAAATTCACAATTAACATTTATATGTTGCAGTGTATCCATTGCATCATGTGAACCACCACCTGCATGCAAATGGCCATGCACGTTAATATATGGAAGAGGTAAGTTTTCCATTGGATAGTGAGTCATAACTAAATCGACATCTTCGATTTGAATATGTCCAAGCAAGTGGACTTCATCAAATTTTAAATTACGCAGATGCCGTTTGTGGAAATCATGATTGCCGACAATGAGAATTTTATATCCATTGCATCTGTCAAGAATGTTATTAGCAAATGTATCACCACCAAACGCAATGTCACCAACCCAATAACTTATATCATTTGGTTTAACATATTCGTTAAAGTTTGCAATCAAATGTTCATTCATTTGTTCTGTATCATCAAATGGACGTTCACTAAATCGAATAATATTTTTATGTCCGAAATGCAAATCACTCCATACCCATACGTCTCTCTCATCATTATCTGCAAGAGGAAGTATAACTTGTTCTTGTCCTTCTGTAATAATTGTTTTAATTCTTTCCCAATTACCAATGTGTCGCACACGAGGACGTTTGTTATGGCCATCATAACAAACTGTCTTTCCTAAGTCTTCAAGATATAAATCTCGTAACCATTTAATTTCTTTATTCATTTCTTTTTTCTCAATTGATTGGATATAACACTACACATCCGGGTTTAGATTTTATCTCTTCCCATTCTTCTTCTTCCATGTCAGCATCTTCTGCACTCCACTTGGTATCATATACCTCACCACTCCAAGTAGAATCGGCTATATATACAGCATTCCCATCCGCACCACTTAGTGGACTGTATCCATTACCTTCAGAATCTTTTTGCATTATTAATTCTGATTCGGGATTCATTTGTTGTAGTTCTTTGATAAGGTCTTTAACTTTCATTTTTAATCCACTCCGCGTCATGTGATACTCTCGTATCATAAATCGAAAACTCTATAATCGTTTTTTCTATTTCACATTCAGTTCTTTCAATTTCTAATTTTAACCATTTCATACCTTTTTGGAAATCTTCATATGTTCCATCATACTTACGATATGTTACCATAACTGTTGAAGACCCATCATCATGTTTCTTGAATATGTTTCGTGATAAATGAGCATCACACGTTGAAGCAACACATTTAATATCATTATACTCAGCATCATTTTTAATATTGACACCAAGATGGCATTCAAAGTAACAATCTGCAGGCATCACTGGATTCATGTGTTCATCTGATGGTGCTGCTGGATGCCAAGGAACTGTTTCAATCTTTTCACGAATAACAGTCCCAACAAATGACAATGCATTGCTTATTCGCGACATTTCTTCATATGCTGAACGATTGTTACCAAGATGTACTGATGATGTCATAACATCTTCAAACACATGCTTCCCGTCTTTTGTTTGTAAATCAAGCACAATTGGTTTAACTCCAATTTGCTTACAAGCAGCATAAAACATTTCTTTATTTGCATTTACCACAGTTACATGAATCTCATATGGAATTTTATCTGGGTTAGATTTACTTGATAGTACATCTTCACGACTTTGTAAATCACCCCACTTCAAACTCTTTCTGTAAATCATTTCTTCGATTTCTTCATCACTGAAGCCAAGGTCATACGCTACAGAAATACTTGTAAGATAAATGTCAGCTACTTCTTCAAGAATTCGTTGACGGTCAACAAAACGATGAGTCGTCGCATGAGCATTGTCAAAAGGCAACACAACTTTTGCAAGCTCACCAGCCTCTTCACATACTTTTAACGCCTTTTGCGAAAGATTCTTTTTGTCTTGTTCTGTAAGAAGTTTAATATAATCAGTTGTTTGTTGTTTCATTTTGTAACCATACCTTGCGGTTATCCGCACTTGGACCAAATAGCAATTGTAATGTATCTTTCATGTTACCATCATCTACGATAGGAATTAACGTATCTGTTTTTCCACTTAAAATCATTTCCCAATCTTTTTTAACCATAGAGCCAAGTCCCTTATAATAATTTACATTCCATGACTTGTATTTGGTTTTTACTTTATCATAATCAGCACGTGTTGTAAAATGAATTCGTTCTTTCCCTTTAATAACAGCAACGTTGGGAGCAACTAACCGATATATAAACGGTTCATAATTTGGGTCTAATAATTCAGGCCAAAACGTATAGAATAGATTTACAAGAAGTGTAAAAATATCACTTCCATCATAATCCGCATCAGTCGCAATGACTACTTTACCAAAACGTAACTCACCACGAACAGCTCGCTTACCAGGAACTAATCCAACAGCAGCTAATAGGTTTGTTATCTTTCCCATCTGCAAAATTTGTGCAGGAGTATTTCCATACACATTATTAATTTTCCCAGTAAGTGGGAACGAGGCAGTTGTTACTGGGTCTCGTGCTTCCGTAATCATACTTGCAGCAGATAATCCTTCAGTGACAAGTACTTGACAATTAAATCTCATTTTGCTTGTAGCATCAACAAGACCAGGAACTTTCTTACTTAATGTTTTTGTGTGGTCCTTAATAGCTTTTTTGTTAGCACTTGTGTGATGTCTATCAATCGCACGGTTTAGTACTTCTTCTAACCATCCCTTATTCTTCCGTGAGAAAGAAGTCCACATTGCTCCCATCATCTCTCCCATCTCTTTACGAGTGTTGGGACCAGTTAAGCGAGTCTTTGATTGAGCATCGTATTCTGGATTAGCAATTTTTAAATTACCAAGAACAAGAAGATTTTGACGAACATCATTTTTTGTAACTTCAACTTTTTGTTTCTTTGCCGCAGTCTTTAAATGAGTGACAACCTTATCATAAAATGAGTTAAGGAATTGTGTATTACACAACCCACCATCAAATAATAATGAACTATTCACCCAAGAGAAAATTTGTTCATCCAACCCTTCATATACTCCATGAATAACATAGAACTCCATTTGAAGTCCGTCTTGTTCATAAATAAACTTGAAATAACTTCCCTCATCAAGGATAGAACTCTGGACCAACTTTTTAACGATATCTTCAAGACCTCTACGGTACTTGTACTTGTGTTTGTTGTATTCAACAACGACGTTGGGGTTCGTGAACGCAAGTTCAATGGCCCGATTATTCATGAGACGAGGAGGGAGTGCCACATCTTTAAACACAGTTGGGTCCAATGTGAATGAAACTTCAGTTCCCGTTTTTGAAGGTCCTTTGCGAATAGATGGCTTCGTTACTGATTCCGCACCATTTGTAAACGATTGAGTATATTTCTTATTATCACGATTGACTGTAATATGAAATTCTGAACTACAATAATTTGTACAAGCACTACCAACACCATTCTGTCCAATTACACCTGCTTCTTTATCATTGGAAAAGTTTCTACCTGCTCGTAACGAACCAAGTGCTACTTCTGGAGTAAACTTTCCAGACTCATGCTTATCAATAGGAATACCACGACCATTATCTCCAATAGTATAACTACCATTGATTGGGTCAGCAACAATTTTAAGATGATTATCTTTTTGATTGATTTGAGCAAACTCATCAATACTATTATCAATAATTTCACCCACGGCTTTATATACAGCAGGAATAAACTCAACACTTTCAATAGCGAACTTACCATCCAAGAAGACAGGTACGTTATATGAAGTTGGGTGAGTATTACCTAAGTAAATTTGTGTTCTTAATCTTACATGTTCACGGTCTGTAAGGATCTGAATATCATCAGAACTATATTCTTTTTTCTTAACCACGCGGGTACCTTTTATATTTGTTATTTTATAATAGGGATATTATACTACAGAATGGAATATTAATCAACGTCTACGTATTCGCTTAACGATAACCCAATATTTCTTTTGATTTTATCTTGCCAATAATAGAAGTTTTGGCCATGGGACATCTTTTTGTATGTTTGATGCTCGTGTTGATGAACCATCTCATGAACTAAAACAGTTAGGAAAGTTTTGCGGTCCCACATGTCACTTGTTATACCAAGAACAATGTCAGGTTTCGTTTTGTATGTTTTGCACCATCCCCAACAATCACGAAAATTTCTAATCTCAATCTTTTTTGGTGGTGTCAATTTATTATCAAAAACAGCACTGTTTAATTTGTGCCACCAGAACAAAACGAATTGTGGAGTTACTTCAAAGTCACAACGTCCTCCACGTTCACGAACGTGTTTTTTTATTCTTCGTCTTGCCTTTATTTTGTCCACCCTTGCAATATACTCCAATCGCTGTCTCAGCCATAAATTCAGACATCGTGTGTTCAATTATTGACTTCATTACATACAGCTTTCCATATCTTTGAACAGCAGCGTTCATGTCTTTGCAATTTCCAACATCTGGTGTACTTACTTGCCATCCCATTTTTAACGCTTGATTCGCTAATATATGACCATCACCAAACCTGTCAGGTATTATGACTTTTGGACGTCTGCTTCTATTTAGCCATTTTACCTGTTCATCTGATAATTGATTACCAAAAACAGCAACTCCATCAATGGCATACGCATCAAACCACCCCTCAACGACATATAATGGTAAATCAGCATTTTTGAATAATTTGTCAAATCCATACAACACCTTGTCTTTGGGGGTTGGTGGACTCATATATTTCTTTTGCATATCAACGAGAGCTCGTCCTTGGTAAAATATCAGCTTCTCATCTTTGTATATCGGTATTATAATTCGTCCTTTCCATTTTGCAGCCTGCTTATCACCTTGTCCTGTGGACAGATAGAACGGACCAGAATCGGGGGATATTCCTCTCTCTTCAAGATAGAATCGTGCAATCTGTGTCCATTTGTTAGTATCTTCTTCATTACCAAGGGGATAGAAGTGTTTTGGTAGCTCAATTTCTTTTGGCTCTATATCTAAATGTACTGGCTGCTTCCCAACGTTTTTGAACCCCTGATGGTCATTAGCCATATTCGTTAATAAGACTTGTTTCCATTCATCGTCGGGAATATTGAACGCATCAAGAACTTTTGTCATAGCATCTGAAATGCTTGGGTGGTTGGGTATTACTTCAGCATTTGGGTCGTATATAGCCTTGTGTCCACAATTGAAACAATTATATCCAACTGCATCATTATCAAACTTAAATCCAGCTCTCATTCCTTTGTGGCCTCTATCTCCACATACTTTACAGAGGACAGAATAGAAACCACGACCATTGGGGTGAAGTGGTAGGGGAACATAATTGCGTATTACATCTTCTAAGCGGACATCTTTCATCAGCCTATTATACAATAATGCGGTGAGGAAATCAAGTGCCCCCAAATTGGGGACATTGATAAGGGGGTATTAATTATTTAGTCTTTTTTAGAGCAGCTTTTTCAGCCTTCAATTTGGATTTAGCTTCTCTTTCCATAGTTTTAAGCATCTTCTGCAATCGAGTACGAACTTCGTCACTACCCATCCAAAGGTCTTCGCCTTTAATAATTCGTTCAAGTTCTTCTTCGGTAATAAAAGGAACATAAATGTCATGAGCTAATTTTCCCCATTCTCTTGTCATAGCTTCAAGTTGAGCAACTTGCTCGTGGCCTTTACCATATGTACCACCACTATAATTATGAATCATGAACATACAGAAGTCATGAACAATGAATTCGTCACCAGAAAGAAATATAAGAGTACCAAGAGAACAAACTTCTCCTTCGAGTACTGTTATAACATGAGCCTGTGATGATTTTATGGCACTTATAATTTGTATACCAGTATTGATATATCCACCAGGTGTATTGAGGTAGATGTAAACTAAGTCAGTTGGTCCAGCCGTTTTGATACGATGAATCATATCAACATACTTAGCTGGTTCTTCTACACTTTCACTTATGTAGAAATGATGAATTCTTTGCCCAGTTGGACTTTCGTAATATTTGAAAGGTTTTTTAATTTCATTTTCGTTTGCTTCTTCTTCAAATTTATATGTCATATAATCTTCTTTTATGAGTTGATGTTTTTGTTATAATATTATTTATGTGAAGAAATGACAGGCAATAAAAAGGGCAGCCGAAGCTACCCTAATGATAATTCTGTTGCCAGGTTTTATCAACCCCGTAATGGCTATTGCTGTTTAGGCAGCCATTGCATATGCATAACTTTCGTCATTTGCAATTATAGTTTTTTGCCCTTTTTACGTCGGTCAACTTGACGCACTGTCCAGTAATCTTTCAGTCGATAGTCGATTCCAAGTCATCCCCATCAGAAGCATTCTGGTTAGGCGGGCTAATTTTTTCATTCTAACCATTTTTCAGTCGCTAAACTAAAACTTTGCTGCCGCATAAAATGCTTTTGGTGGAGAAGGCGGGATTCGAACCCGCGTGTTACCTTCCTATTTCATTACTTTCATACAATGATATATCTATTTATAAATTATATAACAAAGAGACTAAAAAGTCAACAATTAAAATCCATTAACTAGACAATCCTTTATAACTTGCACTCCAAATTGATAATGGTCTTTATAACCATGTCTGTATGCTTCTCGTATCATTCGTTCATTATCAACGATCATATATCGTGGAATCTTGATATCTTTTGTCATCTCATATAAACGATTTATATGAAATTTTACATTACCGATTTTATCTTTTGCTTCATCAGCGAGAGAACTACCCCACCGACCTTTTGTAGCACAAAAATCTACTTGCTTTACAGCTCTATCAAGTATTTGTTGTTGTACTTTCTTCGACTTGAGTCCATATTCATCAATAGATGCAATACGTTCTCCTCCGACAGATAGAACAAGAGCATTACCTTCTTGTTTAACCATAGCTGCGTAATCAACCGCAACTGCAGAGGTACTAAACAAAAACAACAAAAATATCAATCCTTTGAACATTTTCCTTCTCCCTAATTGGGATATTTAGGAAGATGTGCTTGTTTTCGCCCAATCTAAATTTAAGTCATCTCCATATTCATATACAACCGTCATGCTATCAACTGTATCTTCAATGTTGGAAAGGTCTTTAACTTGCATTCCTGCAACATCATATGATAATGTAACATGAGGAGTATACTTATCAAAATCAAATGAAGCATTATGTTCTTTCATTAAAAAGTTGTGTCGTTCCACTAATTCAGGACAATCAAATTTCATTACAAGACACATAGACACGTTGCCTTCGCTATCAGGCTGACTTGGCCACTTTTCCAATTTAGTAGGCGTACCTTTTAGTGGTGGATTGATATCTCCATGCCGAACATAATCAGGTAAATGTTTTCTACTATACAAAAGTGTACAGTGCATCTTGTTTGGGGCTAATCCATTTGGGATGTTGTTGTCAGTGATAAATTGTTGAATTTTGTTTATCGTTTGTTCGTCAAAGTGGACAGCAGCATATGTCCCACTTGGTAAATTCTCTTCCATTATTCTTCTCGTTGTTCGTTGTTTATTATATTTATCTTTTGTTCCAACCAAAGCGCTGCTGACTGCGATGATGTTGTTTTGTTTGTATATTGTTCTGTTGGTGTGTTTAGTGTTATATCAAATTCTTTGTCATTGTTAGCAATTATGAGAAAAGAGTAGCTATCGCCAATCTTTCCAGATTTACAAATATCTGTCACTATAGTATCTCCGATGAGTTAGTTACTTCCTTATATATCGTACAAAGTACATTTCATCTAATTCTTCACCAGAATCAATCCTATAGGTTTTGGATAAATTTTGAATCGGGAAGAATCGGTCACATTCATAATCATTCTTGATGATTGTCATGTATATTTTATCCGTCCAAGCCAATGCTTGAATGAAGAGTTTCTCACCTCCAATTACAAATATTTCACGATTATCTGTATCATCTAACTTTTCAATCACCTCTCGTAATCCAGCACCACGTTCAGCACCAATAGGTTTGAAATTTGCATCACTGGATAATACGAAACATTCTCGTCCATCTAATAATGGTTTCTCTTCTGTTGGTTTTTGTTCTGGACTTCCCATATCTGCGATTTCCTCATATGTTTGAATCGCTTTATTCTTGCGACCCGACATTTGAACAATCTCTTCGTATGTTTTCCTGCCCATAATACAGACACCACCCATCGTAGTGTCTTTAAAATGTTTAAAATCTTCTGGGAAGTGCCACGGAATTTTTCCGTTTAATCCAAAGCCGCCTTGTTCATCGACAGCTACTATTACCGATATTTTTTTCATTTATCATATTCTTATTCTCTATTATGCCTCTTGCGAGGCTTGTGTATTATTCTGGGTCGTCGTAACTTCTTTCTACTTTATTTGTAGAAATATCAACTGAATACTTATGATTTTCGGTCGTAGTTACCATAAACCAGTTCGTTAATGTGCGCTCCACAATTTGTATTTCAACATTTGGAACATGCTTTTCAAATAGCTTTAATGCTGTTGCAAATTTTTTCATTGTAATACTCCTTTAATTACCACCACCAAGTAGCGATACCATATTCATATTGAATATTTTTAAATGTTTTTTCTATTACTAGAATTTCGTCTTTGTACTGGTCTTTCATTCTAGTGATCGTTTGATATGGTCCAGTATCAAGTTCTTCATCAAGTGAATTGACAAATGACATATAGCCATCAAAATCTTCCAAATACTTTCCACCGGCGCTTCTGTTATTAGGAACAAATAACATTGTTGTTTCGTCACCGTCTACATCATTAATAATAAACGCATCTTCAAAATCATTGTCATGCATAATTTGATGTCCACCGACAAAATCTTCACCGTCGATGGTGACGTTAATAATTTTACTACCACATTGTGGACAAAATTCACCAAATGAGATTTCGTGCTCATTGGGACATTTCCGTTTTGATGTTTCTGTTTTTTCTTTAACTTTTTCGACTCGAATGTAAGGTCCAAGATATATTGCTTTATTCATTCCCATTATACCATTCCTTTCAATTCATCAATACCAACAATCTGAACACCCTTGTCACGAGCCTTCTGAACCTTACCAGAAGTGCTGTTTGGATCTTTGGTCACAAGCATTGTGGTCTTGCCTGAAACACCACTTTGCATTTCACCACCTGCAGCTTCAACAGCCGCTTGTAAATCTTTATCACGGAAGCCTGTGAATACAATTTTCTGTCCAATCATTGAAGTACCAGTTGGACCTTCATCTTCGTATGTAATTGTGATGAAGTCAAGTTCCAATTCTTCTACCCAAGCTAAGTACTCATCCATTCCGGCAAGAATTTTGTTGGCGGTTGTAATATCAAACCCATCAACAGGAACAATATCATCATCAGCACAAGTATATAGAACTTCCCAACCAATAGCAGTTATCAATTTTTTGAACTTACGTTTACCAACACCACGACCAAAGAATGGAACTGACCCCATCAAGGTGTATAATGGAATATCAGTCAAACGAGTACGAAGTCCATCATAAATCTTATTACCATTTTCACCAATCATCTGTAACCAGTCATTTCTGTTATATTTAATCATTTCTGATATGGCATCTGCCCCATTAGAAAATTCAAAGTGTTCAAATACTTTACGAACACTACCTTCACGAAGATGAGGTGCATCAATTGACATAAAGAAATCAATTGCTTGTTGCATTTTTACTTCTTCGTTGCCGCTCTTATCAAGAATAACCAAATCAACATTAGTTTCATTCCATTCACATTCTTCTGTTGGCATATCAGCAGTAGCTGGTTCAACACATTCTTGGATGAATGGAATAACATCACCAGAACGAGTAATCCGAATTTTTGCTCCAGCACCGATACCATTTTCTTTAATAAACTTTGCGTTGAAACCTGTTGCATTTGAAACTGTAACACCAACCAAATCAACTGGCTCAATGTTTACTTGTGGCTTCAAGAAACCGTGTTTCGAAATATTCCAAGTAACACCACGAACAGTTGCGATTGCAGTGTTGGTAGCGTCAGCAACTTTGTACTTAATGCTGTAAGCAGGATTCAGTGTGTCACGAGTTGGATTCATTTCTTGACGTTTTTCTTTGCTATTGACATCTAGCACTAATCCGTCAATTGCATAATCAGTTTCGCTTCGACGTTCGTTAAGATATTTAGCTAATAATTCGTCATTTAATTCTTTACCAAGAAATCTCCAAAACGGAGTTACTTGAAAACCTTCGTCACTTAATCGAGCTAACATTTGAGCTTTGTTGATATTTTCTTCACCAACAATTAGATAAGCAACAACAGTTAAGTACTCATAAACAATATCAGGTCGTTCTGAACTATTCATAATACCAGCAACCATGTTGCGAGCATTTTTGTATTTGGAACCATCAGATTTAAAAACGATTTCACGAAGTATAGCAAATGCAGTTTCAGTTAATTCAACTTCTGCTCGAATTGTCATACTTTTTTGTGATGTTAATCGTTCAGGAACATTCTTGATTTTGAAAATGTGACGAGAAATATCAGCACCTTCTGTTCCATTGCCGCGACTATAAGCAATTTGGGGATAGCCACCTTTGTTATAAACGATTAAAGCACTTGTGCCATCCATTTTATCGGTAGCAATAATTTCTTCATTTTGAAGATTATTTTTACGAACCCAATCTTCAATGTCACCAATTTCAACTTGGTCCAAACTTCCCATTTCAAATGGGAGTTTAACTTTGCCGCCACGAACATCTGAACCGATACCTAAAAAATATTCATCTGTTGGAGCTAAACGTTGAGCAATTAAACGCAAAGCATCATATTCATTATCTTCAAAATAAGATTCTTCGTCATTGTGATACATCATATCAGCAGTTTGTAATGTTGATATGATAAATTCTACATGGTATTCATTGGGATTGGCTAACATATCGAGAGCTATATTGCGTTCATCTGATTCGAGCATTGAGATGTCCTTTGATTATTGATAATATACTATATTATACCCTATTTCTACAAATAAGTCAACAGTATAACCCTTTCTAAATCAATAAGTTATAATGTCATCATCTACGGGATTGTTACTTTCTACAAGTTCATAATCTATCGAAGTCACATTTAGACAATGCATTTGTTTGTACGTAATAGAAACTTTGAAAATCCCTTTCTTTTGTTGTTTGGTGGAGTTGTTACGATCATCACAAATAACATTGTATTGAGTTATCCGTCCCTCTCCTTGAAATTCTTCAAGCCACTCTCCAAGTATTTCTGAAAATGTGTCTCGGTTTTCAGGTGTAGTCCAACGAATCCCGATACTCATTAATCCTGATTCAACAAATTCATTAATTTCATCATATAATCGTTTGCTGTTAATATTTTTTGTTCTTATGTTTAGATTACGACTCATACACTAACCTTCATTTTTATTGTTGGATGACTTTCGTAATTAACAATCTCAAAGTCTTCAATATTAAAATCATCAATTTCTTTTACATCTGGATTAAGTACTAACATTGGTGATGGATATGGTTTTCTTTCAAGTTGTTCTTTCAATGCTTCGATGTGGTTGTTATAGATATGGACATCACCACCAGTCCAAACAAACTCTGAAGCAACATGACCAGTCACTTGAGCAATCATGTGAGTCAAGATACTATATTGTACAATGTTAAATGGAACCCCAAGACCAACATCACAAGAACGTTGATATAGATGACATGATAGTGTTCGCTTGTCTGAACCTTCAACTTCATGTGACCAGAATTGGAACATAGCATGACAAGGCGGTAAAGCCATTTCATCAAGTTGTCCAACATTCCAAGCGTTAACAATGATACGACGATCGTTTGGATTATTTCGTAGTTGGTCAATCACAGTTGCAATTTGATCAATTTCACTTTTTACATAACTACCTGTATCTCCACTAGGAAATGCACCAGTATCTTTTTGCCATTTATAGCTAGGCCAGCGTCTCCACTGTGCACCATATATAGGTCCTAGGTCACCATTCTCGTCAGCCCACTCATCCCAAATATGTACATCATTGTCTAACAAATATTGGATATTAGTTTCGCCTTTAAGGTACCAAAGAATTTCGTGAATGATTCCACGTGTAAACATTTTCTTTGTTGTTAGCATTGGAATAGTTCCATCTGCTAAATTAAAACGCATTTGTTGAGCAAATGTGCTTATAGTTCCTGTTCCTGTTCTATCACCTTTTTGGTGACCAGTTTCAAGAACTTTTTGTACAAGGTCAAGATAAGTATAATCGTGATAATATTTCATATATTCCTCTAAAGTCTAACAGGATAAAGTTCATCTTCAAACTTCATCATTATTGTATTTATTTCATCTGGTTTAACGATTTCAACGGGTATTGTCATTGTGTTTGTTGTCTTATAATTTGAATATCCCCACATTCTAAATCCATTTGGTTCACTATCAATCATTACACTTTCAAATCGTCCAGTCTGTAATTTGGTTCTATCTATTTGTTCAATTTGTATATTGTCATCATTACGTACCCATTTCACGATAAATGTTTTCTGGTCTTGAAAGGTTAGCATAACATTTTTGTGTCTGCTAATTGTCGGAGCATCATAATCGTCAGGATTTTTTGCATACTGTTCAAATAGTTCATATGATAATGGCTCAAATGTTATATGATATTCCGTATCCTTAATTACGTTAGGTGAAACAAATATAATGTCACTATTATATGATGCACTTTCAATTACGGCATATGCTTGTAATGCTTCATTAATCATTTTAGCACCTTGTTCTGGCGTTAATGCTGTTTCAATAGGTTTAGAAATAATAGCGACTTTTGGAGAAGACATTATATATACTTTACTAGTATCTGTTAATTTAAAGAAGTGAGTTCGTCTGCTACTCTTCTGCCACTCTTTCACTGTTTGGCTATGATGTGCTCTTTCACTTACCTCACACCATTTTGTACTAACATAATGATGATAACCAAGATACGTACCAACAGTTCCATTCTTTAATTTTACTTCATCGCCAATATTTACGTCTTTCCATTTAACAGTACTATTATGTATTTCAGTATCGTTCAATGCTTCTTTATACGGCTCTGAATCTTTTGGAAGAAGTACAACACGACTGCCACCAGTTTTATTCCAGCCCCAACGACAAGGCGTTTGTATTTCACCATTAATCATTGTTACACAATCTAAAATGCTTGCCATATTAGCAGAAGATATCTCTAATTCGAATCCACGAGGGTCTTCAATACGCCAAAGGACGTTACCACCACCCCAACCACTACTACGACGAACTTCACGAGAAAGTTTGAATCCAGAGCGTGCATCATTGTCAAGAATTTCTGATACTAAATCTGGACGTTCAATCTTTCTTTTCTGCCACCAGCTATTCTTATCTGGGTTCCAATCAGCATCACCTTCTTTAATTTGTTCTTCAGTATATGGCTGAGACCAACCTTCGATCGTAACTTTTCTTTTTTCAAACGCTTTATTGTCTTCAAGATAAGTAGCAAAGCCAAGTTTGATTGGTTTATCTTCATCCCAAGTACGTTCTTGATAACCAATATATATTTTTTCAGGTACTACAATAGCCATTATTTGTTCCTCTTATTAAACGCGTTTTTAAAATCAACGACCTTTCTTACAGCATCGTCTAGTGAATCACTAAACCATACACCATATCGTTTACAAAATATTTCAACGTTACCTCGTCTAAAATAATCTTCCGGACACACAACCATCATTTGACCAGTTGCTGAGAATCGTCCAAGTTCAAGAAGTGAAATAGGAGATACTGTATTCGGATCAAAATACATAAGAATAATATCGGCTGCTGATAGTGCATCTAATTCCCACGTGACTTGTTCTACAAAGTTTTCATTTTCAATTGTTTGTTCCCAAGATGAATCCCAATCATCCCGACGAGGATTAAACAGTACAATATCTTCATCAGCTAATGTATCTTCAACGTACTGTTGCCAATTCCAAGCCTTTCCCATTTCAATGGAGCCAGCAAGGAAGATTGACATATCAGTTTGACCTCTAAAATCGTTCGGTGCTTTAATTACTTTCATTTTATGTCCTATGCATTTCCTACGGGTTCATCGTGCAACCACATTAATTGCAAATCTGGGTAGTTTAACATATCATCATCTTCAATTAATCTGACACGAACTTCGTTATCTCCATCTAGTTCAGGGTTAGCAGTTTTACATACAAGATATCCCTTACCTTCAAAGTGAACAGCAACTCCTTCATTTTCTTGAAGGAGAGGAAACAAAGCCCGTACAAAAATAGTTGCGTGTAGTTCATCCATCATCATACCCCCATTATTAAATGAGTAGTATCAGACAACTCATCTTCATCGATATCATCTTCATCGCATACATCATATACATCGTCTATTGGTGCTATCGTGAATCTTAAATTGTCTTCGTCGACTTCATGTATTCCACCACCCAAAGAACTTGTTGCAGCAATACGTGCACCATCAGGGATAATATTATTGAGCATTTCTAGCAGTTCATTTTTTGATATTGTCTTTGTCATATTAAAACTCCAAAAATTCTTCTGATTTAATTAATTCACGCATCTTCGTTAAACGAGAACAAAACTCTTGTTGTGTTAAAACAGTTTCATTCGCTTTACGACGACCAATTGAATGTTTCAACACGGCTTTGTTTGTTGCAAGTAAAGCCGTACGAGCTTTTTCGTTTTGACGAAACAAACAATCGTATGCTTCATCTAACAATTCTTGGTATTCATCTGATTTGCGTTTGATAGGTTCTCCATCCCACCAAAGAGTTTGTGTCTGTTGCCAATTCTTTCTGGCACCAGACTTCTTTGCGTGAGTTCCAGTAAGCGTACAAATCTCTCGTTGCATTTCAACGCCTTTAAATTTTAATCCTTGTAGTAATCCTTCCATACTATTGCACTCGACACCACGAAAGGTGAATTTATGAGCCGCAAGGTTTGATAAAGTGCCTGCAGGATATTCATTACCTAATTTAATTTCCATAAAAATATTTGTATACCTTTCCTATTATGTGATGTCCTAAAAACATCGTACCTATCCACACGATAAAGACTAGAGGCATTAATATTAATGTCCATCGTGGCTCTACAAGAATTAACCACTCAAGCAAATGCATACCACCGACAATACAAGAGATGGCCCAAGTTGGTGGTACTACATGCTTTATAATCGTTGACAATTTCATTATACAGGAACAACTCTCGCTTCACCAGTTTCTGTATCAAGTTCAATAGTGACATATTCTTTCCACTCAACAAACTTACTAAACACTGCATCAACATCATCGGGAAGTTCATTCATATCATAACCGTAGCTTGTAACACCATCCCAAACACCATCTGGATCTTTTAATGTTATTTGAATCTTTGCCATTATTCATCTCCTACTATTTCAAAAAGTTCTTTCATACGAACCCACTTCTTAAACGAAGCAGATTCTTTATCAGCCTGCTCAATCTCAACAACTTCATCTGTTTTCTTACTACGTAGTTGTTTCTGAGCCTTGCGACCAGTTAACACTACTTCAATTCCATCATATACGTAAGTTTTTTGTGTATTATCCATTACCAATCTACCTTTGTTACTATTTCTATTGTTGGTCTGTGATGCCAAGGTCCATCTTCAACTCTAATAAGTTTTTTGTAGAAAAATTGATATTCTTCATCATTATAAGCGTCTGTTTCTCTACTAACACGAGAAGCTGCATCATCTTCGGTTTTTTCTAATGTCCAAAACTCAAGAGCGTATTGATCTTCTATTCCTCTGAATACAATATAATTAAATTCATCGGAACAATATTTCAAAACTTCTTCGTAGCAATCATTCATTATTTTTCACCATTAATTTTAATTCCTCAATTGGAATATCAACAAATGTTGCGGCATCGCGCCAAACAATATTCTGTTCATCGCAACCATGCCCTAACTCCGCTTCAAATATATTAACATAACAAGCAACTTCGCCACAGAATTCGCACACGGAACACCCATATCTTTGATTGTTGTTCTTTTCCAGAAATGCTTGTATCGTTATACTACCCATTAGCGCCTTCATCCAATTCTTCTCCAGTAACTGGACGAGGAACTTGCTTAAATCCGATATCACCTTTTGTCTCGCGCTCATCATCCATGAACTTATTCATTTCTGGACTATGGACACTCCAAATTTTATTTTTAAGCACCATTGGAATAGTATTAATTTCAGTTGAATATGTACTAATAATTTCTCCATCTTTATTGATAGAAGTATATTCAACCCAGTAAGCATTAGTATCAAATATTCCTGTATCTAGGTAGTTTTGAAAATGGTTAAGCCACTGATCAATTTCAAATTGGCATCGGTACATTTCTATGCCGAATAGTTTATCATTGTGGATATACTTAATTACTGTCTCAGACTTGTTATGAGTAAAAAATATTTTTGTCTCATTAAAACCATTGAGTAACTTTACCCATGCTTTTTCAAAACCTTTGGGACCATAATTCTTATCCATTAGCGCCTTCATCCAATACACGTTTATATTTTGCACTTTTTTTACACAACGCTTCTTCTAGCTGTGTCATAATTTCATCCACTGAGAAATCATTATAATGCTGTGTCAATAGTCCAATACAAACGTTTATAACGTCAGCAACTTCATAAATTACACCTTCACCAGGTTCTTTGTGTCGCGAGAAGCCATTTGCTTTCATAAGTTCTTCACAAACTTCACCAGTCTCTTCCCCGAGTTTTAGACCAAGAGCCCAATCTGGCAGAGTTTCGTTTTCACGTGTCATATTCATTATGTCACGAATTATTGTTTCTAAATTAGGATTCATTGGACCCCCTCCTCTTTATTGATTCGTATTTTCGTACAGCAGCTTCAATAGAATCTTGTCCCCAAACTGGGTCAATCCATACTTTCTGTTCTGGATTGATTTCAAGTATTTTTTCTCTAGTCTGTTCTGCTAAACTAAGTGTAGAGAATGTACTCAACTTATAAGGTTGATAATGCCAAATATATACATCAAACATCTTGTGGTAGCCCCTTAAAAAATTTAACTAATTTTACTGCCTCTTTATGAGCGGCATCAATTTGTTCTTGGGTCCAATATTCTTTGATAAACTTGAACTCCATGCTTTCGTCATTATAAAAGATTACATCAAAGTAAGCACCTTCTTGAAGAAACTCTTTATCTTCATCGGTAAAGAGTACTTTATCTGTTATGAATTCGGCTTGTTCTTCTTGCCCAGCAATATCAACATATCGTCCCCAAAAAGTTTCATCTTTTACTTCGAGGACATATCCTTCAAAATGTTCAATTACATTTCTCATTCTTCATCTGTAACCAAGAACTGTTCAATATATTCTCTATCCTTTGTAAAAATAGGAATTTCTTCGTTTATGATAATGGTACTATGTGGTGCATTGGCAATCCATTTTTCGTTAGGGCCACCTTTTAATTCATAGTGTCCACCACGTGTCACACAAGTGCCACGTCGTTTCCAAGTTTCCAAGTCATTCCAGTTAACACCTTTTTTAAGCATTAACATATCTTGAACTTCACTCGTACTCTTGCCTTGCATTTCTTTATGCGAGAAAAAGTGACGAGCATACATGTTAATTGAATTGCGCGTTGCGTCTTGTTGACGCCAGATGAAATTGTTAGTCACCTCCTCTTTGGGAATATTAAACACGCGCGCATCAAATAACGCAGGGGGGATTTTGTCACTCCAGAACATGCGTTCCCAAGCACGATTGAAATAAGCAGTTGCCATACTTGCAGAAACAGATGCCATCTTTTGGACACTGTTGCCAAACCACTGGTCAGTAGTTAATGTTTTCCAATCATTTAATAGAATTGTAATTTCGTCAGATTGTGTATAACCTATAACAGCATTTTGTGTATTCTCAACAAGCTGTTGTGTTGTAGCAACCATACATTTATGCATGACTTCACTGAATGGGTCATTTTGTAGACTCTCATCTACACTTGGTAATACTTTCGTCCAAGTGTGAAATGCTTTACCATCAATACGAATTAGAACAGGAGTACGATTAAGTAGTTTTGTTTTGGATACAGATTCGTATCCCTTCATCCTGTCTCCCAGATTATCAGATTTCATTTTTATTCTCCAAAAAAAATAGCCGTACAAAATTAATTATACGGCTATTATATCTTACTTTGGGTTAAATTACAACAGGGTTATCTGTCTCGTCCTGGTGGTCCTGTATGTCCCGTTGTACCATATCCCCAACCTGGTTTATCGTCCTCTTCCTCTTCTTCACCACAATCACTGCATGGTGGATCAACTGGTGGATCAACTGGTGGATCAACTGGTGGATCAACAGGACCACAATCATCACATGGTGGATCTACTGGAGTAGTTGTAGGTTGAACTGGATCATTATTGACACGGTCATTCAACCGAATAGCAACTGTACCAAATGTTTCACCATGGTTACTATATAAGCTACCATAACGATTAACAGCAAGTTCAATATCCAAATTAGTAGCTACTTCACCGCCAACAGCAAGACGATTAAACATTGCCCAATTATCAGTCATGCGCCAGTTTGTGTTACCAATATACGCAAGACCAGGAGTCCAAGATACGTGATATTTGTCATTCCCTTGTGTACCCTCATCTTCTGTATCAATTACGTAACCAAGACCAATTGCGTAATTATCACGGTCACAATTTGCAATTTCGGTATCGTGCCACCATTTGGCACCATGTAACTCAACATCGTCAGAACGTAAACGAAGACCCAAATACGTCATACGACCTGAATTTCGGGTTCTACATTTTGTTAAATCTAATTTTTTGCGTTCAGCTTTTGAATATGAAGTCTTTCCAGAATCTCCAAATCCAAATCCAAATTCGAACATTATTGACTTATCGCCAGCAAATACAGAAGTTGCAAATAGTCCTGACAATAGCATAACGCTCACTATTGATATAATCTTTTTCATTATTTTCTTACCCTAATTCATATTTGTGCCCTACGGCGTAGAATTCTGTTTTGATATAGTGTATAATATACACCAAACGTACTATTTAGTCAACTTAGAAAGAGAGGGTATAAAATGAGATATTATGGGTTTGGAAACATGTATTTGTCAAGCATTCAACAGGGTATTCAAAGTGCACATACAATTGCAGAAATGTTTATTGATAGTAAATTTGATAGTTCACACAGACCAAAGATGCTTGATGATTGGGCAGAAAATCACAAAACTATGATTTTGTTGAATGGTGGGTATAGTGAAACCCTTCGGAAGCTTTCAGATTTCTTTAAAGATGCAAAAAATCCATATCCATTTGCAGAATTCCATGAAGGACAAGATGCGCTTGATGGTGCTCTGACATGTGTTGGTATTATTCTACCAGAAAAGATTTATGAATCATCTGCTTATATTCGTTCGCTTCCCTTCCGTAAAAAAGAGGAAGTCATTGAAAAAATTAAAGAGAGTGGAACTATTGAGCTTGAACCGTATCAAGGAATTGCTGTCACTCACGAATTATCGAAGTGGGAATTTGAACTTGTGTTGGAATTAAACAAGTATGGTCTTGCTAGTTAATTTTTGGATGGAAATGTGTAATTGCTTCGTGTGAGGTAGTATTCTTTTTGAATGAATTAGCAACATAGAAAGAATGTTCTGTTATATAAAGCAAGAATAATGAATACCAAATCTCAAGGAAGAGAATGGTGTCCAAATGGTAAGCAACGAATTGTGGTAGTATGAATAATGCTGTAATTAGTAAGGAAGTAGCAATCGTTATTACTGACAACTGAATCAAATCTGAACGTCTTGCTTTTCTTCCTGATGATAATACATTGTGTACAATTGTTGCATTTTTATATCCAGTGAAAGCACCCCAAGCAATTAGAATTCCTGTCCAAAAGCAAAAAATAAATGGTAGTAAAGAAAGTAGTCCTTGCATTATATTATCCCTTTAATTTGTTGTTCTAACGATTTCTTTTTTAATTTTATGAACATCACCTTTGAGTTCTAATAGCAACTGTTCGACTGTATCGAGGCGTTGTATGATTTCGGATGTTTGTTCAGAGTGGATACGAGTTTGAGTTAACAGCATAACAGATGGAGGAGTTTCAACGAATCGCAAACCTACCCACCCAATCGTGAGTCCGATGAAAACAATGCAAAAGAAACCAAAGCCCCAATGGTCTACACAATTTGAACAATTAGGTCCTTTGCCACCAAGTTGTAACATATAATTAACTCCAATATTTAATACCGACACTCGTATTTATGTTTCATTATATTTTTATGGGTCAAAATAATATCCCACTGAAATTGTGTGGTTAAAGTATTACTAAACCTCAGATTTTCTGCAAACCCTCATAAATATTAGGGTATGAATTGAAGGAGGCAATCAAATGTCGGATGATAATATTAGGAATTCTCCTAATAATGATGTACGCGTAAGAGTTCCAGCATCTCTATCGTTGCGTGATGTCGTATATATTATAATTGCGATCGTATCTATTACGACTACATTTATGATGTACGGCACCCGCTTGTCTGTCGTTGAGGAGAAAATGTTGTCCATAGGAAATCATCTAACAGAAATAAAAACAGATATAAAAGAAATCAGAGATGAACACAAAGAAGCACGCTCAGAAATCGGAGATGACCTTGGGAAGTTAGAAGGTCGTCTCCGACAACTCGAGGAACACCGAGCTCGGCTCGAAGGTCTGATTACTGGTAGTCACTTAAAAAATAAAAAAGCCCCTTAAAGGGGCTTTTTTATTATGCAACTTCTTCAGATGCTATAATCCATCTCTTAACAAAATTACTCCTTACAATATCGTGTTTTGTGAATCCAACGCTGCTAAAATCTTTCATATTTTCAGCAATCTTCATAAACTGTCCCATCCCACTAATATCATTTCTTCTTGTTAGATCTGATTGTGGTAAATCACCAGTAAAGATTATACGTGAATTCTCACCTAATCGTGTCATAATTGAGTTGATTTCATGAAACGACATATTTTGTCCTTCGTCCACTATAACTATCGCATCGTCCCACGTTAGGCCACGTATGAATGTTGTAGGCATGAATTCAATGATTCCAGCCTCTTTCATATTATCGTACGTTGCTGAACGGTTAAACAAATCAGCCATAATATCTTTATATGGTGTTTCAAAGAAAGAAATCTTTTCTTCAAGATCACCTGGCATATGTCCGATTTCACGTAACTGTACTGGCGAACGAACTATAATAATTCGAGAGGCACCTATACCTTGTTCAATGACTTCGTTAATTGCGAGATATAAGGCAAGAAAGGTTTTTCCTGTACCTGCTGACCCATGAGCACATATGTGCTGGCCTTGATAGAAGGAATGAAACATTTCTTCTTGTGTAGCGGTTAGTGGTTTGACTGCATGTATATCATGCTTTGTCCATTTTTTCTTTTTCTGTGGTCCTTGGTCCATTGCTCTCCCATTTTCTATTAATTGCAATTCTAGAGATTTTATTTGTTTGCGAACTCTGTTAGAGCCGCGGTTTTTCTTTCTAGCCATGTAACACTCCTTCGTCGTAAATTGTTGGTGTGGTACTAATTTTGCTTAAAAGTATTTAGTGAACAAACAAAAAGGGGAATAACATTTTATTGTTATTCCCCTTTGTTAACATCCAGTTTCTGTTTGGTCAATCCCTTCAAGCGCATCGTCCTTGGTGCGTATTTCTTCGTCTTCTTCGCCGTATCCGTCCTCCGGAACCCAGCTAACAAGTTCTTCGTATTCCTGATCTTTTTTCATATTCATCTCCAAATATTTATGCTCATTCGTCGCTATCGTCCATAAAAACATCTATTATTGCATCATCGCCAGATATTTCGTATATAGCACGGATTTTATCGCGGTCATCTGTGGATTCAAGGTGAACACCAAATCCCCACAATCTGTGTAAATGTTTCAAAACTTCTGTTGTTGACTTCTCATCCAACGGTTGTCTATTGAACATATAGTGCCGAAGCGTTAATGAACGATCTCCCCAACGATCAACGTTGGTTACTTGAATATCAGGGATATAATTAATAACATTATATTGGTTTGATAATTTTTCACGGATCTTCTTATATCCATTTTTATCATGAATCGCTGAAATCTCAAGTTTAGGATCTTTATCATCATCAAGAAAAGAAAACAGCCTAAAGTCACGAATTACCTTTGGTGAAAGAAATTGCATAACAAAACTTTCATCTTTAAAGTTTTCCATCGCCCAATGAACAGTTTTATTCCAATCACCATTTCCAGCAAACTCAGGGAACCACTCTTTGTCTTCTTCAGTTGGGTCCATACAAATTCGTTTAATGTCTTGATACATTGCAAAACCAAGAGCATACACATTAATGCCATTGTAATGTTTGTGCCAGTACGGTAATTGTGCTACAACTGCTGTGTGGTTATCATAAAACTCAAGCATAAACCCATCAGTAACAAGTCCTTCTTCATACAATTCGTGAATTAGCGTGTAGTGCCAAAAAGTCGCCCAACCTTCATTCATCAATTTTGTTTGCATTTGAGGATAGAAGTATTGTGCCATCTTACGAACGATACGAATCAACTCTCGTTTCCATGTTGGCATGTTCGGAGCATTCTTTTCAATAAAGTAAAGAACATTCTCTTGTGGCTCTGAAGGGAAACTTGGTTCTGTCTCTTTACTGTCTTTCGTCTTTGATGTCGGTACAGTATTCCACAATTCGTTCAACTGTGACTGTAAGTATTCGTTGCGTTCTTTTTGTCTAGCCTTTTCTTCAGCTATTGATAATTGTGGTGGACGTTTGTACTTATCAACACCATAATGTTGTAACGCATGACATGAATCAAGAACTTCTTCTACTTCATCAATTCCATGCTTCTCTTCACAATCAGCAATATATTTTTTAGCAAATGTAAGATAATCTATGATAGCTTCAGCATCAGTCCATTGTTTGAATAGGTAGTTATTTTTAAAGAATGAATTATGTCCAAATGCAGCATGAGCAGTTACAAGCGCTTGCATTGTCATCGTGTTCTCTTCCATTAAGTAAGAGATACATGGATTTGAGTTAATTACAACTTCATATGCCAATCCCATATAACCACGTTTGTAATGTTCATGTTGGTATACGAATTGCTTTCCAAACGACCAATGGTTGTACATAATTGGCATAGCAACAGATGCGTATGCATCAAGCATTTGTTCACTTGAGATTATTTCAAGTTGATTTGGGTAGTAGCTAATGTTGAATTTGTCCCGAGCAATACGTTCAATTTCATTATAGTACTCTTCAATGAGTTCAAATGTCCATTCACTACATGTAGATATTGGTTTGCGTTCGTTCACAATAACCTCACTTCTTTTTTTCAAATAATTTACGGAAGACAGGATAGATATCGGTAGCATCTGTAATTAGAGACATATCAAAATTATCATGTGATAATTTTACATCCTCATAATATGGCCACAAGTCGCTATCATCTCCCCTTCTATCAATCTCAACATATGCATAGTGTTGAACCATACCGAGAATCTTCTTTGTTAGTACATTTTGAGTGACTGCACAATCAGGTGTCCAGTTATCTCCATCTGATGCCTGACAAGCATATATGTTCCAAGAATTTCTGGGATAGCGCTGCTGTACAATATTATACATAAGTTCTAAAGCAGGTGATACTACAGTGCCACCTGATTCTCTTGAGTGAAAGAATTCATCTTCATCAACTTCTTTAGCAATTGAGTGGTGACGAATGAATACAAGCTCAACACGTTTGTAATTTTTTGTTAAGAATAAATACAAAAGCATAAAGAAACGTTTTGACATTTCCTTTTCCCATTCTCCCATACTACCAGATACGTCCATAATACAGAACATAACAGCTTGTGTAACAGGTATTGGATGTTTTTCCCATCTATTGTAACGAAGGTCAATATCATCTATAAATGGAATTGCTTTAATCTTTCTTTTGAGTATTTTAATTTCTTCGACTACAACCTTTTTACGGTCTTGTTCAATTGAACAATCTTGTCCTTTTGATTGATAATTTTCAATCGTAATATCTAACTGTTTAAGTTCTTCTTCAAGAACACGTAGCTTTTTCTTCTTTGGAGAACGAAGAGCGAACTTACGAGCTTTCGCTTGCTTCATTGAACGAAGAACATTTAACCGAGCAGGGTTACCATCAGTTGAAAATCCTGCTCGGCTGTAAGCATACTCATCAACAGTCGCTAAATCCTTTTTAAGGAGGTCAGGCAATTCTAAGTCTTCAAAGAATAAGTCAAGGAATTCTTCCTTGGTTAAGTGGAAACTGAATTCATCTTCATCTTCACCATCTTTGGAACCTTTTGGTCCGCCACCACCTTCACCACCTTCAGGACGATCTATACGATCACCTTCATTGTAGTGGTGGTTACCTGGAAGAACTTTGTCTGTCATTCCACCTTCACCGTAATGAAAGTTTGGTTCATTCAAATCTTTAATTGGGACATTTACTTTCTTTCCACTATCTCCAATGATATCCTCAATTTTTCCATCTCGGATAACTTCTTTAACAGCATCTCGCACTTGTCCTTTCACTCGCTTAATAAACTTTTGTCTATTAACCGAGCTTTTGTTTTTTGCATTCTTTCTACGGTCTATGATAATATGAGCCACACTAATCTCCGTTTGTTTTAGTATTTACAGTATTAGTTGTTACCTTTAAAACGCATATACCATTCTACTAACAACTGAACTTGCTTCTTCGTGTAACCACGGCTTACCATACGATTTACAAAATCATTATGTTTATCAGCTTCATCCCTTGATGCTTTCTGGTTGAATGAAATTATAGGCATTAATTCTTCTGTGTTAGCAAACATTTTCTTTTCGATAACAACACGAAGTTTTTCATAACTTGTCCAGTCAGGATTGTTGCCTTCATTATTTGCCTTTGCACGAAGAACAAAATTTACAACTTCATTTCGGAAATCTTTTGGATTTGAAATGTGAGCAGGTTTTTCAATCTTCGATAATTCAGCATCTAATGATTCACGATCAAACTGTTCGCCAGTATCTGGATCACGGAAGTCTGAATCCTGAATCCAATAATCAGCATACTGAATATAACGGTCGAATAAGTTCTGGCCGTATTCACTATATGATTCAAGATATGCTTTTTGAATTTCATCACCGATGAATTCAGCATATTTTGGTCCAAGGATTCCATTTACAAACATTTCGTACTGTTCTTCAATTTCTGGCTTGTATTGTTCTTGCTTAATTTGCTTTCTTAATACGTGCATCAAGTGAACAGGGTTAGCTGCTACTTCTGATGAATCAAAGTTAAATACTTTTGAAAGAATCTTATATGCAGCACGAGTAGAGAAACCATCCATACCTTCATTTACACCAGCAAAGTCACGATACTCCTGAAGTGATTTAGCGTTAGGATCGATATCTTTTAAATTCTTACCATCATATATTTCCATTTTTGAAAAGAAGTTTGAATTTTCAGGATCAACCAATCGTGAAAGAATTGAAAATTGTGCCATCATATCCAAAGTACCAGGAGCGCATTTAGCTTTAGCCAATTCTGAATGCTTTAACAATTTTTCATAAATTTCAACTTCTTCAGTAACACGTAAGCAGTAAGGAACTTTTACAATGTACACACGATCAAGAAATGCTTCGTTATCAGAATTGTTACGGAATTTCTGCCACTCTGATTCGTTTGAGTGGGCCAAAATAATACCTTGATAAGGCATAGCACCTAACTGTTCTGTACCATTGTAGTTACCTTCTTGTGTTGCTGTAAGAAGAGGGTGTAACATTTTAATTGGTGCTTTAAACATTTCAACGAATTCAAGCATACCTTGAGTAGTTAAGTTTAAACCACCACTGTAGCTATACGCATCTGGGTCGTCTTGAGCATAATATTCTAACTTACGCAATTCAGTTTTACCAACCAATGCGGAAATGTCTTGATTGTTTTCATCACCAGGTTCTGTTTTAGTAACACCAATTTGCTGCAATTTAGAAGGCCACAATTTAACAACAGAGAATTTTGTGATATCACCACCCATCTCATCAAGACGTTTTATTGCCCAAGGAGAAGGAACTACACCAAGATATCGTTCAGCAATACCATATTCTTCACTAAGAATGCCAGCATCTTCACCTAAATTAAATAAACCAAGTGGTGATTCAAATATAGGTGAAAATTCATCTTCACCTGTTGCTTCGTTGTGTGCTTTAAGTGTATAGAACGGAACGGTTTCAATTAATTCTTTTAATCGTTCAGCAATAGATGACTTACCACCACCAACTGGACCTAAAAGATAAAGAATTTGTTTCTTTTCTTCTAACCCTTGTGCGGCATATTTGAAATATGCGACGATTTGTTCAATAGTATCTTCCATACCATAGAATTCATTAAACGTTGGATATGTACGAACTTTACGATTCGTGAAGATGCGACTTAAACGAAGGTCATTTCGTGTATCGATAATTTTAGGTTCCCCGATAGCATCTAACATGCGTTCTGAAGCAGTCGCATATGATGATGGGTCTTTTTTGCATAAATCGAGATATTCTTGTATTGACATCTCTTCAGCTTGTTTCTTGGTATAACGTTTTTGGTAATTGTCAAAAATGCTCATAACCTTCCTCTTTAATTGTAATTAGCTTTGATGGGTATATAATATAACAAATTAACCAACTTGTCAACTACATTTTTTGGGTTTAGTCCAGATTATTCATGTATATCTGAATCATATGTGTATTGTCTATCCATAAATTCTTTATCGGGTCTCCGTTTCCTAGCTTCCTCTTTGAAACGTTTTTCACGTTCTTTGCAGCGTTCTTCAAAAGCTTTTATTGCTTCGGGTGTAGCTGAATGTTTTTTAGCCAACTCGATAAACTCTTCTATTGTCATGTCCACATTCCTTTACGAGCTTTTACTATACTGACTAACATTTCTGTATCTTCGTCATCGTATGTTTTTTCAAGTTTAGTAATAGTTTTTAACATCACCCGAACTTGTTTTCTCTTTTCTTCATCTTCTTCTGGGTCAAACATATCTCTTTTTGTATCACAATAATCTGACCAACCAGAAATATCCATTGGGTCAGGACGATTAGGACGAACATCCTTCCACCAAAGATAGATGTCTTTAATTTCTTGTGCTGTTTCTGATTGTGCTGTTGGTTTTCCTTTATCCTCTTCTGTTGCACCTGGATAATCGTCATCAACTACTAATCCAATTTCCCAATCTAAATATTTTAATCCCGCTTCACGTCTATCTTTAATGGGAACAAAATCATCTCCTCCCCAAACTTCTCCATTATCATACATATGGGCTTTTTCGCCTTCAACAAAATCAACAACTAATTCACAAAGTCCGTGAAGGATACGAGTTTCGCTTTCGTGCCACTCTCCACGAGGAAGTCTTGTTTGAATGTATTGTGTTTTTGAAATGAAAATGTTGTGAAGTTTAGCACGTGCGTTACGATATACATCATAAGGAAAAAATAAAATATCTTGAACAATATCGAAACCTTCTTCAGTAATCCAATAGATGATTGGGCTTACTTTCTGTTGACGTTCACCGAGCTCTCGCCATTCCTTAGATGAAGCAGCAGTAGGAGATTTTTCCATTCCAGACCACTGCTGAATTTTATACGACAGTTTAGAATTGCTCCAATAAGGATAACGATTACGGAAGCCAACAAGTTTACGATATATATTCATTATTTTTCTAAGATTTCTCTCTCAGTCTCCAAATCACGATTGATTGCTTTATCACTTGTAAATTTTTCTGGGTAGCGAGCACGTAGCTTTTCGATGTTTGTATTGAAAATCTTTTCCCAATCACCACCAAGTGCATCCATCATAATAGCTTGATACCAATGTATGTCACCATTCTCTTCAAGAAGGTTTACAATATCCATTTCCTTTTTACCAAGAAGGGTATCATATAACGCTTCACATAATTCAGTTGATTCAGTTGCGATTCCAACGATAGCATGGAATACGCGTGGGTCGAAATCGACTAACTCTTCATTAAGGTCTCCTGATAATGGTACACCAGCAACATCTTCAAGTGAATCTCTTACAGTCATATATGCGTGATTGAATTCATCAATCTTATATTCTTTTCCATAAAAAATGTGCTTTTTAACTTGGTCAAGCATTTGTCCAGCACTAATGTACATTGCTAACACATTAATAAGCATGGTTGTATTAATTTTTATACTATCTATTTGACTTTCTGTGCGTATTGCATCTTTCTTATATTGCTCTAAATCCATATTGTTCTCTTTATTTTTATTATGGTGTCCTCGGTGGGATTCGAACCCACACCAGCAGACTTAGGAGGTCTGTGTGCATCCAGTTACACTACAAGGACATACAATTATCGTTTAGCGCGTTTACCTTGATTGACACCACGATTACGACGACGAGATTCTTTTTGCATCTTTCGACGCGATACACGTTCAGCACGAGTTCTATATTTTTTAGTTGGACTTGGTTGCCCAATTGCCATCATTTCCTTTAATTTTTTAATTTCTGCAGGGTCAATCCCTTGAGTAACAGCATTAGATAATATTTCTTTTATTGATTCTTTCATTTGAATTTCCTTCTATTTTAGAAATTGTATTATATACGTATGTTCACCAAAAGACAACAGAAACAATAACTATTTCACGAGTTTAAGCATTTTCTTCGCATTCTTTTTTGATTTTTCTCTTGCCCTATTTTGTTTTAAGGGGGAAAGATAGTCAACAAATAGTTTTCCATTAAGGTGATCAATTTCGTGCTGAACAACAGTTGATAACATTCCTGCTGCAGTTGATTCCTTAACTTCACCTTCTAATGTTTGAAAGCTAACTACAATGTTACTGTGGCGTTTAATTGTTTCGTAATATCCAGGAACGGATAGGCATCCTTCTTCAGATGTTATATCACCTTCCGATGCTATGATGATTGGATTGATTAAAGCGAGAGGAGTATCACTAAGTGCAATAACAATAACTCGTTTATTAATACCAACTTGTGGTGCAGCTAAACCGATACCGTTATTTTCAGACATTGTGATAATCATATCAAGAACTAATTGTTTAAGTTCTTCATCAAATTCTGTTACCTTTTCAGCAACTATACGAAGTCTCTCATTTGGGAACGTAAGTATTGGTAGGAGTTTTGGAGTAACTCCCATGATTTCATCTGTCATATATTTTATCCTATTTTCAAAAGAAAAGAGGTTGCACCCCTCAATCGAGGTGCAATCTGCTATGCTTAGGAACTTGCTTTAACAAGAACGTCATCTGGTCAGCTAAAATCTTCTTATTCATAAGAATAAGGTATTCGCTGCGATTTGGTTCATATGGAACATACATCAATTCCATATTTGCTTGTACAAGGGTTAAGTCACTTTTGCGCTTATTACAAGAACCACAAGACGTTACAACATTTGTCCAAACATCTTTACCACCTTTTGATGATGGGTGGATGTGGTCACGTGTTAATCTTGTGTGTGTTGATTGATCACCACAGTAAGCGCAAACGTTTCTGTCACGACGGAACAAAGCCTTGTTGGTCAAAGGAACACGATGATGTGCAATCGCTTTCGCATTAATGTGTCCGCGAATTGCAATAATTGTGTTCATTGTCAAAGTAGACTGTTCACCAGTCATTCGTGATTTACCACCAAACAAAGTTACGTCTTGTTCGCCCATAGTCCAAGCGACCAATCCTTTAGCTGAGTAGTAACAGCTATCTTTGTACGAAATCCAACGGCGTGGTTGACCTGCAACGTCAAGAGCCAAAATTGGTGGTAGGTTGTCAATATTTACGTGTTCATTATTTAGTAATGCCATTTGCAGGTCTCCTTTTTTAGTTACCCATAGGGGTATTTACTATCGGTACATTATACCATACTTATTAACCATTTGCAACAGAATTTACCCTTTTTCTTTAGGGTTATTTTCCTCTCTATACGTCCATCTGTCTCGTTCTTTCCAAAATTGGCAATATTCAAGCGAACCAACAATTTTTCCATCTGTTACTTTTTCTCGTGGATTCTTTTTGAACCACTCATAAAAATCGTTAAGTATGGTACTTACTGTTTTAAGCTCCTTAGCATCAGGATCCCAAAAGTCATCACAATAATCACAATGTCTTCCGCCTTGTTTTCTCCAACGATTGTGTCTGTATATTTCATCATCTATTTGTTTTTGTGATAATTCATGAAGATTATATTGCCGCGTTCTAAAAAGATAATCTTCATCAACACAGTCAAACCAAACAATTTTTCCTTTATATCGAGCAATACCAGATAATGGTCCATCGTAATACCCACTGTGCCATAACATTTGTGCTTCATCGTTCTTGTCTACTTTCTCATAAATGACATCTGCAGGAAACGTTTCATCTCCATGTTGTGTTCGTACCGTAATAGATTTATCACGATAATTATATTCATAACGAAAATCAAGGTCTTCTGTACTATAAGAGAGACCATTCTTTTCTCTTATATCTGTAGCCCAATGGTCAAATATGTACATAGCAAGAGTATCTTCACCACCAAGTAGTTTATAAAATTCAGTTTTTTCCATTTCGTATCTCCTCCAATCGAGACATTCTCTCTTCTTTCCCATCTGCCCATTTTTGAGCATCTTTGCGATGTTCAGCAATCGCTTCTTTGTACCGATCCATATTATATCCTTTATCTAAAAACTTGATAGGTAATTTAGGATTATTCCAAAGAGCACTTTTTAATGTCATTCCATCTATACATATCTTAACACCTTCGCTAATATACTCACCACCAACAATATCATAGTAGGGAGCCTTTTCAGGATCCCTAACTAGTCGTTGATAGCATCCATCGTAGTATGCTGGTTCCATAACGATATCAAAAATATCAGTATTGCCAACACATACTTCGACTTCACCAGTTGGATCTAATTCAAGTAACATCTTTATAACTTCTTTACTTTTCATTTCTTCATCCTCAAATTTAAGGTGAATCCCATAATGCACCCACAACCACCATAATGATTATGTTCAATTCCTGGATCATCACAGTCGTCTTGTGGCATCAATTCCATATACTCTTCAGTATTCATATTATAGAAATCAATTTCACTTTCTCTCCCATGGTCATTGATAGCATATTCGCTCAAGTATGTTATAAGTTGATTAACGGTCATCGAATTTCTCCTTTAACTCCAAGAAACGTTTATACTCAGCTTCTTTATCCTTGCGTTCTTTTTCCTTTTTCTCTGCTTCCTTTTTCTTGAGAGCTTCCAAATTGCGTTTCGTTAATTCTTCACGCAAATCTTCTCTCCAGTCAGGATTCCACAAATAAGAAATTGGAATTTCATAACTTTCATAATCATCACCACAGCATCCACAGTGAGAATAGTTTCGTCCTTCGACCTCAATATATTCACCATCAATAGTAACACTATCAATCGTATCAATTTCTCGTCCATTATTAATTCTAATGTAATCCTCAGCAATTGCTTCCATACGATCATGGAGGATTTTATATGACTCAATGAGTTTTAAGTTTTCTTCAACATAAGCATCCATTACGCCACCTCCTCATACATAGTCCATACATCAGCATATGATATAGGTTTAGTTTTAGATTCGATAATTAATTTAGCTATTTGACGACCTTTACCATATCCTGATTCCAATAACTCAATTTTTGGACATAAATCATCAAGTTTGATAAGCATTTGAGGGGTTACAGCACCATCGAATGGTTTTAAGAAGTTTCCAACTTCTCCCATCCAGAAGGCTACGTTTTTGTCAACTTTCGCCATCTCTGCGTTTTTGATGTAACCACGTACATAACCAGCCATACGACTTAACTCATTACGAGCTTCGTATAGTCCATAGTTGATATAAGCACCATTTGAAAGTTTGTTGGTGTTTGTAGTTGGCGTGAAGCCTTTCATAGCATCTCTGCCACGAAGAAGTGAATATATTAAATGATGTCCAGCAGTTAGCTTATAATTCTCGGCAGAATTTACAGCCTGTGACCAGACTTTACGTAGGTGTAGATATTGTTCTTTGCTTGTAAAAAAGATTTCGCGTGTGTTTTCGATTTGTAGTGTTTTCATGGTATTCTCCAGTAATTTAATTTGATTGTTTTGTTTGCGAAAATTGATATGTAACAATCATATTACGGAGGACCCGTTTTTAAATAATGTACCTATAACATTGTTCTAACTCCTGTGTTGTGTTAATTCTATTTAGTAAAAGTATATCTAATGTTGCCTATTATATATCAACCCTTAATGGTCCGTCAACAGTTACAGAGATTTTTTTCCCTGCAGATTTGTGAATCCCACATAGAATAATGATTTTCTTACTTAACTGAAGCTCAACCATCGTAAATCCTGTGTTTTCACATTTGTGAAAATCTCGTTTTGTCGTAGTAGCTAAAACTTCACCTGGTTCTTTGTGATTCCCAGTAAATTCGGATGGTCGATTATACTCAGCAATACCAATAAATATTGGCAGCATTAAAAAACCAATTACGAGCATCATCGTGTGTGTTAAAAAATTCATAACAATTCTCCTACAGGATAATGTTATTTAGTGTTTGGTGTTCAGTGAGGGGTTCGAACCCTCGACCACAAAGATTTAGAGTCTTCGGCTCTACCACTGAGCTAACTGAACTTTTATAATCTCAAATCATTTTTGATTGATGCGAAATATTCGTCGAGTTGTTTCTTCAATTCATTATAATCATGTGATGTTTTTACTACATTCTGACCGTCTTCGCTGCATCTAACACATTGCCACTTTAATACTTTCTTTCGTTTCCAGATAGATTTAAAGTATATTGTAATACAATCATGATACTTATAATTTTCATAACGAAGAGATTCACTCTCATAGTATTTTATAGTTTGTAAAAACGATTCTGGTAAAAGCATCTAAGTTTCCTAATGAACGGGTATTGAGGTATATTATAAATAATATCATACAAAATATCAACAGAAACAATAGGGTAATATATGAAAAAGATTCTTGTAATGGGGTTACCAGGTTCTGGTAAAACCACACTTGCCACAGAGCTTGTCAAGCGATTTAACGCAGTCCACTTCAATGCTGATGAAGTACGGCAGAATATCAGTACTGACTTAGGATTCGCTCCAGAAGACCGTATAATTCAAGCAAAACGGATGAAATGGATGTCTGATAGAGTTGTTGATGCAGGACATTATGTTGTTGTTGATTTCATTTGCCCAACAAAAGAAACACGAGAAGCATTTGATACTGAAAAAGCATTTGTTGTTTGGGTTGATCGTATTAAGGCAGGTAGGTTTGATGACACAAATCAGTTATTCGAGCCACCAACGGAATATGATGTTCGTGTATTAGAAAAAGGTACTCCTGAAGAATGGGCTGATATTATTCAGCGCAATATTTCTTCCACCAGTTAAGACGTTTTGTGTAATGTTTGAATTTCCACTGTTGAAAATCATCAAGATTAATTTTACCGACATATTTGTTAACTTTTTTGGTATACCTATCAATTTTTTCTTGACAAGTAATTAAGTCTTCTTGTTCTTCTTCAGTGAGCGGACCTTCCATTTCAGCTTGTTGCTTAAAGTTATTTCGCATCCGCTCACCTACAGATGGGATATCATCATTAATTGATGGTGCAGCGTATCCAACTGGTAACATAATAATTAATGCAAATAATATAGTTATAATTTTATTCATTAGTTTATCCCATTTGTGATTTCATTTATTCTACGCTGAAGTCTCTTTGCCTTTCTTCTTGTTGCCGTTGGAATTATTTGGTTTGCTTCTTCGAGAGATTCCATTTCAACTTCTACATCTTCAAGACGTGATTCTAAATCGTGGAGATATGCTGTACGGATCTTTGCTGATTCATCACGCATCTCATTAATAATTTCCCTTTTTGCATTGTTTAAATCTTCTTGAGTAACAATCCAATTGCTTACATCTACTGCAAAATATATGACAGTTATCAGAACAGGAATAGCAGCTAATACTGTTTTCCATGGATTATTCTTTACTGCGTCAACTGCATTTGCCATTTTTAATACCTCCGTGTATTAACTATTTATCCTGAGTGTGGAGTTTCACCGTAGTAATCCTTGTACCATTTGGCAAATTCTTTAATCCCATCTTCGATATTGGTGCTTGGTTTATAATCAAAATCTCGCACCAAATCATCAACATTTGCATATGTCGCGACAACATCGCCAGCTTGTAATGGAAGCATATTCTTTTTAGCCTTAACGCCTAAATTCTCTTCTAATACTTCAATATATCTTAATAATTCAACTACATTATTGTTTCCGATGTTATATATTTTGTATGGAGCATTGCTTGTACAAGGGTCTGGGTTGTCCCCATTCCAATCAGGATTTGGTTCTGCAGGCTTATCTAATACTCGAATTATACCTTCTACGATATCATCAATGTATGTAAAATCTCTACGATGTTGTCCATAATTAAACACATCAATTTCATCTCCTGCTAAAATCGCTTTAGCAAATTTCTGCAAAGCCATATCAGGTCTATCCCAAGGTCCATACACAGTAAAGAATCGTAGTCCAGTAGTTGGTAAATTATATAAGTGGCTATAAGTGTGTGACATTAGTTCATTAGCTTTCTTTGTAGCAGCATATAAACTTAATGGATGGTCAACGTTGTCATGTACTGAGAATGGTGTAGTTGTATTTGCTCCATACACTGAACTTGATGACGCATAAACAAGATGCTCAACATTATTGTGACGGCAGCTCTCTAATACATTAGCAAACCCTACCAAATTACTATCAACATAAGCAAGTGGATTTTCCAATGAGTAACGGACTCCAGCTTGGGCAGCAAGATTAATAACTCGTTGTGGTTTATGGTATTTGAAAGTTGCAGCGATATCATCTCTATTAGATAGATCGATCATATAATGAGTATAATTTGAATGTTTAATGTGTCGATCTAATCGAGCCTTTTTAAGAAGTGGATCATAGTAATCGTTATGATTATCAATCCCAATAACTTCGTCTCCTCTTTCAAGTAACTTTAAACATACTGCTGAACCAATGAATCCTGCTGAACCTGTTACTAATACTTTCATATCTTACTCTATTATTTTATAATCTTCGTTATAGTTGTGTTTAGCACCACAACCTTTTTCTTTTTGTATAGTTGTAAATGAATCATCTGCTTCAATTGGCCAAGGATATAATTCTTTAATATCTGGAAAGTTTGTTTTATTCAAAAATAAATCACAAGGAGTTGCACCTAACACTTTAGCTTTGTCTATTAATTGTTGAGCACCTTTTGGGGTAAGGTAATATCCATGAGCACCAGGAATGTATCCACCTGTCTTTGAAAACATAGGATATACACCAGGTTGATTTTGAGACTTAAATTTTCCAAAGCTTGGTTTGCCGAGATTTATAATATCACCTTTCCCTGTTAAATCTGGAATAGGTCCAACAAAAATCGCATCATGTTCAAGAACAATACCTGGTTCATCATTTTCAACAATATGTTTCCAACAACGATATTGTGTTATAAAGTTTCCTACTACAGCACCGATGCTTGAATATGACTCATCCCACTTTGATAGTTTTAGTTTATGATATTCAAGCTGTTCCATAGCAAATTCTTTATATACAGCAGGTTCAATTATAACATCAATGTCAAACATTCTACCAGATTCAATACACCTAAGTCCTACTGCCATTGATTCTGGTATTTGTAAAACTATTCCTACATAACCTTTCATTTATCACCTACCAGTCCGAAGACTTCATATGTTTTGTTCTTGCAATTGTTGCATCTGTTGCCATGAGTTATATCCATGTGGATGTTCAAAGTTAATAAGATCCACCCACACCATGTCCTTGCTGACATTCCAGTTAAGTTTTGACATAGCCGATACATATGAATCTACCATATGTTTCCTACATAAAAATATTCGCTGTGATGACGAGAAAGCCAAAGCAAAATCATCGTTTTCGTTAATGAAGGTATTAACAGCCTTTGTCACGTTTGGTCCATATCTGGGGTTTTCGTAATCATCAAGGAACACAATCCCATCTTTGTGAAGAACTTCCTTAGCAACGTTGAGGTCAAGTAAAGCCCCCGCATACGAATGATCGCCATCTATGTAAAATATTCTTATTGGTGTATATGGGGTAAGAACTTCACACTTCTCTGTGGGGGAGCTGCTTGGAGAGACTTTAATAATTTTACTTCTGTTAAGATTTCCAAAACATTTTTCGATGTTATTGATTAAAGCAGAATAATATTCGTGTTTGCTGTGCTTAAAAATATCAATACCGATGCACGTCTCGTGATCTTCTGCAAAGTTTCGTAGGGCTAAGAATGAACGACCAAACCAAGTTCCAATCTCACACAAATCCCCTTCTATCTTTAAATCCTTTTGTATTAAGTCAAACGCTTCGTATATTTCAAACGCAGAATCCTTCCACCATCCTGGAATTGTTTTATCATATGAGCCATCATCGCAGTTATATAGGTGTGACATAATCTTGTCTTTTGAATATTTCATCTTATTTCTCTGTGTATTTTTTTTCCAACAAATAGGTGGTCTTGCCACTTACGTGAACGGGTATCTGGCGCATCTTTATGAATCCAATCGGCGATTATTTCAATACCACCAATATCTTCAGCAATAAATCTGAAGGCATCATCCATGAATCTCCACCCATCTTGAGCATCATGACGAGGACCTGCAGATGGTGCTGCAAGAGCAAGTCGTCCACCTGTTTTTAAAACCCGATGCATTTCAGCAACACTCTTAAAAGGATTTGCGCTATGTTCAAGCATTTGACCTGATACAACTAAATCAAAAGTCTCATCTTCAAATGGAAGAACAAATGGATTCGTCATTACTACATTAACACTTGGATGTTCAACAATATCAGCAACAGTCCATTCAATACCTGGAATATTTTCAAATAATCTCAGATATGATTTTTCTGGTTGGTTATGTAAACCACCAACATCAAGCACTTTAGGATTCTCAATTTTGTTTAGATACTGGAGATACTGTGCTCGTATCTTTTTCATATTTTCTACACTTGATGGATGCATTATGTTACCTTTATTTCATATTGATTCGTCGAGAAAGTTTCAAGTGTGAGTCCTGTTTCAGCGATAAACGCATCGACAGCTTTTATTACACCTGGTTTATTACCGTAGTCATCTCCAAATATAACTCCACCCACTTTGATAATTTTAAGCGAGTTTCTTAAATCTGAAAGACATCCCTCAAAATTATGTAGTGCATCTACATATACCCAATCGACCTGACCTTCAAATGTATCAAAGAACTCATCTGTAGTCATCCGATGAATAGTTACAGGATTATTTTTAAATTTTAATTGTACAGATTCAGCAATGTCATCATAATACTTTTGAAAATCTTTCGGATTTCGTGAGCCAACTAATTTAGAGTAACGATCTAAGTATCCTTCATAATTTCCAAATTCATCTGAGTCTTCATACGCAACAACAGACCAAGGATCAACTAAGTGTAGATGTTTAGCACGTTGTAAAAACTTTTCACTTGAGTCACCTTTCCAAACTCCAAGCTCTACACCTATTGAACCATTTGGTATTCTTTTCCAAGTCTCATTGGTTCCTGGATTCTTTCCAAACATCATACCATTTTTACTCCTATTTTATATTCCAAATGTTTTTTGTAGCTCCACCATCAAAAGTGAACCCAAAAAACTCTATATCTTCAGCATACCAATCAGCAACAATTCTTTTCGTTGAATCGTTATAAAAATCTTTATAATTATGGTTAGATACATTACTTAAATTTCTAACATTCATGTCAACAGAAATATTGAAATATTTGCTAATATCTTCATCCAAATGATCTAACCTGAGTATATCAACTTTTAAATTACCTTGGTCATCAGTCACATGATCTTTTTGTTGAAACCAACCTTTAATTGCTCTATGCCAGAAAAACTCTAAATTACCAAATTCGTGTCGTTGTTCTAAAAATTCTTCAAATGTGAAACTCATTGGAGCATATTTACTTCCATTTTTGTGAGCTAGCTCACTATAAGTATATCGTGATACTACCTTACTCCAAGGATTTCTAATAACAGCAAAACACTCTCCATTTCGTATGTTTTCTTTTAAATCTCTCCACCGTGCATGTTCATTACCATGATGTTCACCATATTTAACCATTTGTGCTTTTAACCGTTTTGTGTATTCGGGGGTAATATGATTGTTTGGTGTAGATAATGTAATTTTTCCTTTTAGGTGTGGCGAATGTCTTATTGTCATTCCACCATTTTTTGGAATATGTATAAAGTGTTTTTTCATATAATTAGTTCACTGTCGTTGATTGTGTTTGATTTACGTTTGTTATAAATGGATAATATTCTTCCAAATAAGGAAACAATTGTTTACACATTGTAGCATCATTTGGCCATACGCCGTATTTATAAAATGTGTTTACCAGCTCTTTTGCTGCCCAAGGTCTAATTACATATGCTGAGTTACCTGCAAGGCCATCTGGAATCATTCGTTCGCTCTCTGATGTTACCCATGTTTTTTCAAAAGCACCAAAACCACCACGAGCTATCATTTGCTGACTCCACCAATGTCCTTTTCGGGTTGCACCTGAAGGGTCATTGATTTGACATATTCCTTTGAATTCAAAGTCAGGAAGTTCTCGTAAAAATACTGCATCATGTTCTAATATCAGAATAGGCTCATCCAGTTCAATGCATTTTTTCCATAACAGATAATGGGACATTGAGCATCCTATTTTCGCTCTCAAATCAGCCGCATTATATGGGAACTGTTTGAGGCCAGAAATTGGACATATCACGCTCTCAGTATTGTTCTTAGCCCATTTCCACGTGAGATCGTGGTCATTCATCACCTGTTCAGCATGCAGCTTATCAACGCCGTAGAACCGTTCTACGGCGGTCTCAAAACCTGCGGCTGATGCGATGCATTCCGATGCTTTCTTCTCAGAATATGTGTTATCTTTTAGTGTAATCACAAAAGCTCTCATCGTTTGTCACCTACATTTTTTGTAGCTGTTCCTTCAAAAGAAAAACCATACTCTTCGACATCACCAGATGATGCTTCTGCAATAATTTGTTTCATTTCTTCTGTGTATAACTCTGTGTAAGGCTTGTGTTCCGTTTTCCATACATGAGGAAGGTTTGGTGGTTGAATACCAATTAGTTTACACACTTCATTGAAATCTTCTTGTAAATACTCGAATCGCATAACATAGGAACAATTTTTAACCATATCATGTTGAGCGTATTTTTTTGCTGTTTTTAATCTACCTTCGGCAAACATATGTATATATTCAAAAAAAGTTCCTGTAAATTGTTTTTTCGTAGTTAAGTAGTTGTAAGAAGAAACTGTCCTATCCCATGGATTTCTAATAACACCAAAAGAAAAATATTTTTCCCAATTTGGAACTTCTTCAAGTTTAGTATGTGTTGGCATTCCATTTGTAGTTCCACCAAACGATCTATCAATACTACTTCCACCTGTTCTGTAAACATGAACGAAAATAAAGTTATTTGTTTTATTAATAATCATTATCCGTGTCCTTTTATTGTAGCCGCTTTATCGAGGTCCGCAATGATTGATGGAATCTCCTTACCATTCTGAGGTAAGTTACCAGATAAAAAGAAATGAATAAAGTAAGATTCTGGTAGCATCTCATCTCGTACACCTTTGAATAATGTATTCCATTTCCAATCTAAATTTTTCACCTTCATTCCAGATTGTTTAACCCAGTAGTTTAATAATGTTTGGTCTGTTGACCATTTCCAATTACCTTCACCATTTACGAATCGTTCAAATTCAGGTCTTCTAATAAATTGTTCAGGTGTCTCACCATTCAAGTATTCAATAATTTTATTTGAAAATACCATTAATCCCATATTATAAAATTCAGCACCATGAGTAGGACTCCACTTCCAATCAACATCTTGTAATGAATTATATTGTCCTTGGCTATACGCTTTAATCTTTTGTATGTATTGTGCTGTGAGAGGCATATCTCTTTCTGCTACTCCTGCAAATATTGTATCATCATCTAACTCATCAAATATGTTAGGAGCGGATTCACGTATAAAGATATCACTATCAACAATTGCAATATTATCATATCGGTCAAGGTACTTAAAAGCAACTTCTTTTTCATATATTGGAAGGTACCCTAGCCGTTCAACTGCTTGCTCACTTCTATGAGAATTTAGTGGACGGATTTTTAATTCAGGTTCTCTAAGAACTATATGGTCTGCCCCAATCTGGTCAGCGTATTGTTTTGCAGATGTTATACACGTTTCATAGAACGCTGGTGGATTTGGACCAACACAAACTTGAAAGATTAAATTAGTCATCTCGTACCTCTTTATTTTTTGTTACAGCTTGTTCCAATACACTCATATCACTATCTAAAGATTTAGCATAATACAACAAGGCTGATGTATCTTTTGGAAAGCAGTGTCCACCGAACCCAAAATATCCATCAGGTCCAGGTACTGACATATGCGAATGTCCAATACGTACATCACGAGATAACATATCAGTAAACTGTGACCAAGATGCATCTGCACCTGAAGCCTCAAATAATTCTCTTAATTCGTTCATGAATACTACTTTGGTCGCTAACCAACTATTGATTGTATATTTTAACATACTTGCAGTAGCTATATCTGTTTTAAATGTTGGAACAACATTTACGCTGCTGTGATGGACATAAGCTTTTTCAACCACTTCACAGTCTTCCCACTTGCCACCTAGTATTTGCATTGGAGGATTACAAAAATCCCAATGTGCATTTGCTTCTGTTAAGAACTCTGGATTATACACTATACGCAAGTCAAAGTCTCGTTGGAATTGTTGTAGGTGACTAGGTATAATAGTACTTTTAATTACAACAATTCCTTCATAATGTAAATCATCAAGTTCTTTAAGAATCGTTCTTGCAATTGATACATCCACATCACCATTTTCGGCTGGTGGCGTTGGTACACAAATAAAAATTAACGAAGGTGATTTACATACACATCGTTCAATTGTTAATTCGCTATATTTTGGGTCAACGATTAATTGCTCAACATTTTGGTCGAATCCGTTGGCAACACTACCGCCAACAAATCCAGTCCCAATTATTCCCATACTTAATTTAGTCATCTTTCCAATACTCCTCTACCCATTTTGTTGGTGGTATAGTAAATCCTTGTACTTGTGTTGTAATTGTCATCGATTCAATAATTGAAGGTTTTCCATGATAACAAATGATACGTGCGGTTGGTGGAAGTCCACCTCTGCAACCAGATTTGAAGCTAAGTATTTGTTCTGGATACATAATTTGCCAATACATTCTTTGAGCTTGATGTCGTTGTATCCACTTTTGGTCACCATGTGGATGAAGACTTCTTACTGCTGCGACTGGGTCCTTAATAAAAGTATCCCAAATTTGTGTATGCTGCCCAACTTCGAATGACATTACAGCGGAACCAACATTATCTCCTTTCTGCCAAATGTCTTGCATTACAGCAATTCCTTTATTGTGCGTTATGTAATTATCTATGTTTCCAGTTATTAATGTATCAAGATCAATGAATAGAACTCGTCCTTCAATATCGATTTCATCACTGAACAAATATAATTTCTGCCACCACCCTTCTACATTAGTATGTGGTAACGGATGAAGTTGAATATCTGAATCTAATCCTGTTGCGTCATCAGTAAAACAATGAAACTTAAAAGGAACTGTTGTGTTTCTACGAACGCCATAAAATAATCTATTAACATATTCTGGAGTAAATTTTGTTCCCCATTTAAGACATACAACATTATACATTCATTTTCTCCTTAGCAATTCTTGAAGCTGTTTGTTGAGCATTTCTGTGTTGAGCATTCATAGCTCCATCCCGTATGTGTGGTGCCTGACCACAAAACATATAATTATCATCAAACCAATCTCGATAGTTGCGCTGATTAACTTCTGGAGCATCTGGGAATAAATTTGAGAAATCATGAACGACACATGGAATCTTTTCAATTCCTAATTTCTCAGCAACAGTGACTCGGCTGCCACCAAATGGTTGAACGAATAATAGGTTGTCGAGATTTGAGTAGTACTGAGGAGGATAATGTCCTCGTACGGTGTAGTCAGGTGTTTTAAGGAATTTGTCACGCGGAGGACCAGATATAAGACTTATTGGAGATTTGATTCCATCTACTGGGATTGATTGTTCGAGTTTGTTGAAATGTGGAATTATTTTATCAAACTCTTCGCGCCATATATCAGCGAATTGTTTTCGTAGGCTGATTGTTTCAGGTTCAAACCAAGTATCATGCCATTGCGGAGCATTGCTCCAACATGTTTGGTTTTCAATTGCTAGTCTATTATATATTTTTGATGTTTCTATTTCTACATATCGTAATTTCATAGAGATATTTATTGTTTTACTTTAGGGAGATAATGAACAGGACTGTTCATTTGAGGATGTAACTTTAGAGGAGGGCAAGGGATTCGAACCCTCAGACCCGTTTAAAGGGGCCACTTACTTTCCAGGTAAGCGCGACTCACCGTCTTCGCCGACCCTCCAAAGAAAAAAGATGCCTTAGCATCTTTTTAATATAATCTTTTAAATTTAGTTTTATCGCCAGAAACTCGTTTTTGTTCTCGTTTCTTGGCAGCAGCTTTGCTACGTTTTCGTTTTGTAGTTGGTCGTTCAAAGAACTCTCGTTCTCGGACTTCTGATAGAATGTCAGCTTTTTCACATGAACGCTTGAAACGTCTCATCAATGATTCAAAACTTTCATTTTCGTGCTTTCGTTTTACTGTTGCTCTTACTTTTAACATATTAAACCTTTTTAATTTAGTTGTTGTAAGCCTGAGATTATAGCTTTACCATTTGTACTTTCGAGTCATTATCTCATCAGTTGCGACACCTAGAGTTCTACTCTTATCCACTCCGTCAAACAGAGTTTACAAACATGACTGCCTTTTTTAATGAGTGGCGATTCTCATATCATAGCAAGCTACTCAAAGTTTTATCTACCGTCAATCTTATTAGGACTGCAATGACGCGCTAACGTCTTCCGTGCGACTCTACTTTAACATCCTCCGCCTCGCGAGTTTCGGATGCCTTCATTCACATAAGTGTGAAGGATTAAGCCATTTTAACTTACTACTGTCCGCAACTTTGCGTTTTTTAAAAGATAGTTGGATTTGAACCAACCGCCTTCTGCACCAAAAGCAGATGCTCTACAATGAGCTATATCATAACTAACCTCGATGTGTGCGGACTAATGCTTCGTAACCTTTTGAGTTACAAAATACACTACATCAAATACCTTTATCCTACCGGAACTCAGTCAACTTTCAAGATTTATATGGATTGACGAATCAACCCAAAAACCTAACATATGCACCCCTAAGGGAATACATACTAGTTTGGAATGAAGCTCTTGTTTGCACCTCGAACAACATTCCTACCATTTACCCTACCTATTCGCAAGCTGGTTTAACATAGAGGTCAGCACCACCTGTTACTCTTTTGTTACTTGGGTTACCTTTGCAGGCCCTTAAATAACAACTCTTTCCTATGCACTTACTTCATAGTTATCTCCACCGCACTTGTAAGTGAAGACCCCATCGCTGGGGAGGTTTGGCTTGCATGGATGTCCACTTCGGATAAATCCTAATGGCGACAGCTATAGTTAGATCACTGCCCTTTCGCTCTGTTACCAGAGGTTATCTACCCCATGCGGCTAAACTTTAAAACTCTTTGATTGGTTTCCCAACCGATTTAATTATTATATCACTTATCAACTTAAAAGTCAACAGGTTTTTAAAATTAAATCAAAATAATTGTTGGTGGTCTGTTTGGTCGCACCAACGGATTCCTATTCACCATCCCATAACGATGATCCCACTGTAAGCTCGTGAGTGCTTCCTACGATAATCGGTTCTACGGATTTCTCCTCCCCTACGTAATGCATCGGAATCTAACACGACACGAATTACCTTGGTGCACAAAAAGTAACCGTCATTAGTGTTTAAATATAAATGTCAGCACGATATGCATTTAAAGGACCCAGTTGCCAAACTTCATCCTACGTTCAACGGGTCCTTTCGGATTACCATTGACTCGACTTAGACCCACTATGGGGTTGCTTTCGCCAGGTTCTTATGTTTCTGGTACATTTATAATTCGTATATGACACCTAAATGTCATAATAATCCCATTCAGAATAAGGGTGGTTGTGAAGAAAGTGATCTAATGCCAATTGCGTTTCAGCTGTTACTTCTGTTTCGAAGTTTCCCTCGATTCTTCCATAAACAGGATGAAAAGCAGTGAAATCATTCACCCACTCATACCAGTCCTCAACTACTTCTCCTTCAACTGTCCATCCATCTTTCTCATGAAAACCTAAGTCTTCAGGACGCAATGTACGAGCCATTGATTTAAAGTCTCTGTGGGAATAGTCTACTATAATCATTTTAATTCTCCTATTGGTTGCAATAGGCTTCCAAGGGGAATTAAAACATTACTGTAGCTGTTCTCTCAAACAGTCCGGCTATTATACATAACTTTACAGAAATGTCAACAGCTTTTTCTATTTAGTTTAAAAATAAATTTGGTGGTCATAACTGGGATCGAACCAGCATGTTCATCCTTATGAGGGATGCGGTATTTCCAATTCACCCATATGACCCTAATTTGGTACCCCCTGAACGAATTGAACGCTCTTTCCTGTGGTTCGAAGCCACTGGTCCGTATCCATCGGAGGGGGCATTAATACAAAGCTGGTACTCTCGGTGAGATTCGAACTCACACATTAACTAGGTTTGAACTAGCCTCCTCTGCCAATTGGGATACGAGAGCATTATATAGTTAACCGATAAGCAGGATTCTGTCTTGGACAATCATTCACCTTCGCCACAACCCGAACATCATCGATTAGAGTTTATCTAGTTCTGTTTGTGTTGCACAGTCCTTTCGTTTATTCGTAGTAAAACGCCGTAGCTCCTACAACTTACTCTAACTGTGTCCTGACTTTCCTCACTTTCGCGCGATTGCCTAGTCAACTATTATAAATACTTATATGTTAATCGTTGAAATATTTAATTCATCAGCCACCCAGATTAAATGGGGAACCCGCAACAAATATGGTTGGCAGGGCTCATTTGATATCGACAATGATACTATTTCTATTCAATTTGTTGTTCATCCCGACGATGATCCTTCCGAGGCATTTCTTGAATTTGATATAAACGGAAGTCAACAACTATCTAAGAAAAACAAAAACCATTTTATTATTTTATCTACTATTTCTAGTGGTATAGACCAGTATATTAAAAAGGAAAAACCAACAAAACTTCATATACAATCAGATGCGGAAGAGCCTGCACGAGTTCGAGTGTTTAGCCATTTGCTTAAGAAAATTGGTAAGAAGTTTGGGTATACGTTCAAACAAGAACCTACAAGTCTTGGATATGATCACATAACTATTTCTAAGTAATTTGGAGCCCTCTGGAGGAATCGAACCCCAGGCCATCCACCCAACTCTAAGGATCGGCTTAGAAGGCCGATGTCGGGAACAAAGGGCATTATTCGGTTTCACTGAGCTTTGCATCTTTTGCGTCAGCGAATGTTTTTTTAAAATCAAGAACAACTTCCCAAGGGATGTGAATTCCTTCAAATTGTTCTGTTAATTCAATCATGGTTGATGTTGAACAGTATGCTTGAAGTTCATCTTCAAGAACCATTTTACAATATCCTTTATCTGTAATTGATTGAAGCATAGCATCTTTAATCTTTTCTGGAAGACTTAATATGATTCGTTTCATTGTTTTCTTATATTCAGAATCGAGATAAAAGAAAGCATGAGCAAGTTCATGGTCAACAACTGCACCGTCTTGGTAAGTACCAATTAAGTAAAATCTTTTCTTTGAATCAACAATCTCTTCAATTGTTTGAAAAAGCAATTCTTCTTTGTCGAGTAAATCATCTTCAAATATTTTGAAGAATTTACGAACAACATTACCAGGAACGTTGAACCCTACCCAATCTTGACAATATGTAAAGTTTCCATATTCTTTAGCATACAAATCCATATAATGTTCAAGTGTAAAGTGTTTACCACGAATCCCACGGAATGGTGATTCATAAAATTCTTGTATTCGTAAAAATACAGATGTTATTTCATATTGATCTTTACCACGAATATGATAAATCCCATTCGTCATTTTATCAAGCTTCATAAGGAATATAAACTGGAATATGAATTACATTTGGTTGTAATTCTGTAATACCACATTTAATAGAACAAGCATATCCATTTTTCCAAACAATATCAATGCTTGTTCTTGGTTTGTTTTTCCAAAGGCCCCAAGTACGGACAGCTTGATTAACTTGTCCTAGTGATGAAAATTGTTTTATAAAATCACCATCACATGAATAGCTTAATTGTTCTTTATGATCATTCCCAATAGTTTTAATACATGTATATTGATCTATAACTTGATTTGATTCATCATGAACTTCCCACCCAGCATCTTTAATGTTTTGAATTGTTCCATCATTAAAAAAATCCCACCCATTCTCAATTATAAAGATTTGGGGTGTAACCATTGTAAATGGAAACGGTTCATACATGTCTGTATATTCCCACAATTTTGCTGTGTACCAATATAAATTTTCGAAAGTTATATCTCTCCAAACTCTAATTCGTTTTGTATGTGCATTGAAATCAATCTTATCATCTTGTACAAATTGTGGTTGGAACGAACATTCGTATTCAGCTTTAAATTGTTTTTCTGAAATCTTACCACGTTTGAACCCAGCAGGAGCATACCATGGTTCTGGTATATCTTGTGTTGTGTCGTCGTTGAGTTTATTGAGATAGTATTCTAATTTATTCATTATATTATTATCATTTAATTTGGTGTGACTTGACATTTCCGCTCTAATTGCGTGGTGTGAGAGGTCACATAATTTGGTGGGCCTAGTGGGAGTCGAACCCACACTCCCGAAGGAACCAGCACCTTAAGCTGGCGTGTCTGCCATTCCACCACAGGCCCATTTGTTTGGAGCGGTATACGAGATTCGAACTCGTACCTAGAGGGTGGAAGCCTCGTATGCTGCCATTAAACACCAATACCGCATTAACTTTGGAGCGGGTGAAGAGATTTGAACTCTCGACATCTTCGTTCCACAATACACTCTTACGAATATATTCTGGCAACGAAGGGCTCTACCACTGAGCTACACCCGCATATTCCTATTTATCTTCTTTCATTCCACCAACTGTTTCACGAATGATATCATTATGGTCAAATTCTGCCCAATACAATTCAAATGCAACACAATCTTCTAATGCTTCGAACTGATGGTACTCACCTGGTTTGACTCTTGTGAAATCACCTGCTTCAAGAATTGTTTCATCAACAAGGTTATAGTCATTCTTCCAAACACGAATAAGAAGTTTGCCAGACTCAACAAAGAATCCATTCCACTTAAACTCGTGGGCATGCTTTGAGCATACCCCACCTTTAACTGTTTCAATGCGATGAAATTCTAATACTCCATTTGCGTGGACCAATTCAGTTTGGCCCCAACACTTACCTGCTTTAAAACTCATTTCTTATCCTTATATGTTATTTTTATCTTCTCATAATACTTATGAGAATCATCATCCGTAGCAACACCATAACGAGTCATTAAACTTATTAGTGGTTGAAAAGTTTTGGAATTAACTACAACACCAGAAGGCATTAGCATAACATATGGAGAAAAAATTAAACCAGTATCGACTTCGCTTGTTCCTTTGTACCCAACTAATATTTCATCGTTATCTGCATATACATTGACGTAAACTTTCATAGTTTTGTTTAATGTACCAACAAATTTTAAATCTGTACCGATTGCTGGTTTTTCTGAAGCAACAAACATATCACGAGGAGACATATTACGAGTTGCTCCTTCATGAATTCTAGCAAATGTACTAGGTGAAACGACAATCCAATTGCCAGCACCACGTCTTGTGTTTCTAGCAATATCATTTGCTGCTTTATTAATTGCAATAATTAATTCAGCATTGTCATCAATTTCATATGATGATTGATTAGCAATCGAAGATAATCTATTCAACCATTCTGTATTATGTTCGTAAGCTACCTCTTGTGCCAACGCTGCTGTTAATTCAGCTTCAATGTTAAGGCCATGCATAGCATTTAAGTCTTGCTCAGCTTCTAATGTCCAAGCAGCTTTTAATTTACGTGAACCAGCTTCAACAGCTTGAGAAACAATTTCAAGAGAAAGTTTTGTCCCTTCCTCTGTTTCTTCTTTGGTGGTAATTCTTAATTTATAAACTAAACTAACAGGACCAACCATTGGCTGAACACCAACCAAATCCATTATTGTCATGTCTGATAATATACGACGAACAATTGGAATTATTGGAAGTTTAGAAGATTGACATTGGCTTGATTCTTCGTGCTCTTTGAGATACCTATGCTGATTCTCAAGTATTGCTTTATAAATTGGAACTTGTTTTTCATCAACGCCTTCAAGAAGGGCAAGTAAAATTTCTTGCCACTGTGCTTCTTCTTCGGCAATCCGTTCTGCTTCAATTTCTTCTTCGGTTTTTTCTAAATGAATGACTCGTTCATTATAGAACTTAACTGCAATTTCTTTCCATTCTTGTTTAGTTTGTGTTCGTAGTAACTCGTAAAGATCGGTTATTTTTATTGTTATCATCTTTATAATTTTCAATGTTCGTCTCCTTTTCCCTTATATATCGGAGACTTTGGTACTGGTTACCAATCAATGTAACCATTTGTAACTTGGCGGAAGAGGGGGGACTCGAACCCCCACAGCGAGCTACTAACCCGCTGACTTGTTTAGCAAACAAGGCCGATACCAATTTCGGTTGACTCTTCCAAAAAGAGTCACCGAAGTGACTCTTTAAATTTTACTTATCGTC